GTCAGGAATTTTTTTTGCGCGGGGCCGGGGTTTCGGTGCGGAAAGCGAGGGATTCGGTGACGTTGGCCCTCGAATTGACCGGGTCCGAGGTGGTTTCGGAGCTGTCTCGCGCTGGTGACCCTGTGTCGGTGCGAATCATGATTCGCGAGGTGGGGCGGATCGTGGATCGGCTGGCGAAGCTGGACCTGATCCTCACGGGCGATGTGCCCACGTGGACGAAGGTGGTGACCGGGCGGGACTCGGTCATCGAGGTGCGGGTTGATCACGCGTTGCAGGAGGCGCGGCAGCAACAGACGTCTCTGATGCGGTTGCTCGCGGCGATCGCGCGTCACCGTGGAGACGACCCGGGCGAAGGTACTGGTGGCGACGACGACGGCCTCGCCGACCTCTGACGAGCTCGCCGAGTGGCCTCGGCTGACCGGAAGACAGGAACCGCACTTCCTGTCGGAGTCTCCAGGCGACGACTCGGACGGCGTGAAGGCGGTGGAGCTCGGCCGGCGGGTCGGCAAGAAGGCGATGCCGTGGCAGTCGACGATGCTGCGGGCGTGGATGCGGCGCCGTCCGGACGGGTTGTGGACCCATCCGGAGTGTGTGGCGATCATCGCGCGTCAGAACGGTAAGACGCTGCTGGTCATCATCCGCATCTTGTGGGGATTGTTCCTGGCGAACGACCGGCAGGGCGAGCGGATCGTGTACTCGGCGCAACGCTGGGCCACGGCCGAGGACGTGTACAAGCGCGTGTGGGCGATCATCGATGCCCGCCCGTGGCTGCGACGCAGGGTGGTGGCGCACACGTGCTCGGGTGGGCGCGGCTACATCGAAACCGACCGCGGCGCGCGAGTCGCGTTCGTCACCAGGTCGGCAGACCTCGGAAAGGGTTTCGACGAGGTCGATCTCGTCATCTACGACGAGGCGTACAACCTGACGGGCGTCCAGACTGACGCGCTGGACCCGACGCAGCTGGCGTCGAAGAACGCGCAGACGATCTACCTGTCCACCGCGGTGGACGAGGACACGATGCCGAACTGCCAGGTGTTGGCGTCGATTCGGCGGCGTGGCCTGGCCGGCGAGGAGGAACTGTACTTCGCGGAGTGGCTGGCTCCGGAGGAGATGCCGATCGACGAGGTCGCGACGTGGGAGTACGCGAACCCGTCGTTCGGGGTGATCCAGAAGGCCCGGTTCCTGCGGACGAAGCTGGCCAACGCGAAAACGACACGCAAGCGGCGGGGTTTCGAGCTCGAGTACCTCAACCGCGGCCGCTGGCCGAAGGACGAAGAGGAACTCGAGCTGCTCATCGACCTGGAGGAGTGGTCGACCATGCGAAACCCCTCCCCGGAGTTGGTGGGACCGATCGCGCTGGGGCTCTCGCGAACCCGAAACCGGGAGCGGTGGGCGCTGGCCGCTGCGCAGCACACGGCGGTCGGGAAGGTGCACGTCGAGGTGGGCTACTTCCGCGAGGCGACGGCCGCGGCGGTGGTGTCGTTCATCCTCGCGGTCGTCGAGCGGTCCGATCCGGTGGCGTTGGTGATCGACTCGCACGACCAGGCGAAGCCGATTGTTCCCCTGCTGCTGCAGGCCGAGCTGGAACCGGAGTTGATGACGACACCGCAGGTCGCGACGGCGTGCGGCGGGTTCCTCGACGATGCGACGTCGAGCATGTTGTCGCATGTGGGCCAGGAGATTCTGGTCGACGCGGTCGCCGACGCGTCGAAACGCGAACTACCGCAGGGCGACTTCGTGTGGGACGACACGGTGGGCGACTCGGCCGCCCCGCTGAAAGCCATCACCGCGGCGCGGTGGGGCCTGCTGACGTTCGGCGCGCGGGCAGCGAAACGGCCCGCTCGACCATCGCGCGGCACCCAAACCCGGGGCACTCCGTCACGGGCCGCAGCGACGCCACGCCGGCGCACACCATCCCGGTCGTCGTCCGGAGTTGACCTGTTGACCGCGAGCTTCTGAGAAGGGGGTGACACATGGCTACCGAGGTTGACCAGCCGAAGCCGCCGAAACCGGCGATTCGTGAGAAGGGTTACGTCGCAGACACGTCCGGCGGTCACAGCTGGCCCCAGTGGGTGCAGGACGAGCGGGTTCCGGATCTGCAGTGGCCAGAAAGCGTGGAGACGTTCGCCCGGATGCTCCGCGAGGACTCGCGGGTGTCGTCGCTGCACGCGGCGATCTCGTTGCCGATCCGTCGGACGCCGTGGCGGGTCGCCGCGAACGGAGCGCGCGATGAGGTGACGGAGTTCGTTGCGAAGAACCTGAACCTGCCGATCGAGGGTGGCGACAATCTGCCGCAACCGACGCGCACGAAGGGCAAGTTCTCGTGGGTGCAGCACCTCCAACAGGCGCTCACCGCACTGCCGTACGGGCACAGCGTGTTCGAGCAGGTGTACTGGCCGCCGGACGACGCGGGACGCACGAGCCTGCGCAAGCTCGCGCCGCGGCCGCAGCGCACGATCTCGAACTGGAACGTCGCGCTCGACGGTGGGCTGATGTCGATCGAGCAGTACGCGCCGGCGTCGAACGGCCGAGTGTTGTACGGGATCAACCCGCTGAAGATCCCGATCGGCCGGCTGGTGGTGTACTCGCGCGACCAGGACCCGGGCGTGTGGTGGGGCAACTCGCTGCTGCGCCCGTCGTACAAGCATTGGCTGATCAAGGACGAACTGATCCGGTATCAGGCGATGTCGATCAAGCGCATCGGTATGGGCGTCCCGATGGGTACCGCCGCCGAGGGCGCGACGCAGGAAGACGTCGACGAGATCGCCGATATGGCGCAGAACCTCCGCGGTGGGGACGACGCCGGCGGCGGCCTGCCGTTCGGCGCGAAGATGGAACTACTGGCGCCCAACGGCACGCTGCCCGACATCGGTGCCGCGATCGCCTACCACGACAACATGATCGCGATCGCCGGTCTCGCGCACTTCCTCAACCTCGAGGGCGGCGGCGGGTCGTACGCGCTGGCGAGCGTGCAGGAACACACCTTCACCCAGTCGGTGCAGACGACCGCCGAATGGATCCGCGACACCGCGACGGCCCACATCGTCGAGGACCTCGTCGACATCAACTTCGGCGTCGACGAACCGTCACCGCGGATCGTGTTCGACGAGATCGGCAGCCGGCAGGACGCGACCGCTGCGGCGTTGAAGATGCTCGTCGAAGCGGGGCTGCTGTCCCCGGATGTGCTGGTGGAACAGAAGGTTCGTCAGCAGCTCGGGTTCCCGGCGAAACCCGACGCGGATGGCGCTGCCGACGGAACGACGAACAGCGGCCCGACCACGAACATGCTGCCGCGAGTGCCAGCGGCCTCGCGTGGAGAACAGGGAGCACTTTTCTGATGGGAGACCCCGTGAATCTGTCCGCGCTGCTCAACCAGCCGATTGCGCGATCGATCGCCGACTCTCGACGCGAGGCTCGTACTCGCGCCGAGAAGGACGGCAAGAAGCCGACCAACCCGTGGTACCGCGTGCGCAACGAGGCGGGCAGCGACGACGCCGAGATCATGATCTACGACTTCATCGACCCCGACCCGTGGTTCGGTGGCATCTCCGCGCAGGACTTCGTGCGCGACCTCGACGCGATCGACGCCTCGAACATCCTGGTGCGGATCAACTCTCCCGGCGGCGACGTCTACGACGCGATCGCCATCACCAACGCGCTGCGCAACCACGACGCGACGATCACCGTCCAGGTCGACGGCCTCGCCGCGTCGGCGGCGAGCTTCATCGCGATGGCCGGCGACGAGGTGGTGATGTGCCGCAACACCGAGATGATGATCCACGACGCCCGCGGATTCTGCATCGGCAACGCCACCGACATGGCCGAGTACGCCGAGTGGCTCGGCCGCGCGAGCGACAACATCGCCTCGATGTACGCCGAGAAGACCGGCGGCGAGGTGAAGGACTGGCGCAAGGCGATGACGGCCGAGACCTGGTACACGGCTGAGGAAGCCGTCGAGGCGGGGCTCGCCGACAAGGTGGTCGCCGCGAAGTCCGACGACGACTCGAAGAAGGCGGCAGCGCACTTCGATCTCCGCGTTTTCGCGCACGCCGGACGCCAGCAGGCGCCGGCCCCATTCATCCCCGCGGCATCGGCGGGGCTGTCAGGAAAGGAGGCCCCCGTGGCCACTCTCAAAGAAGGCCTCGCGGAGCGCCTCGGCATCGACGCCGATGCGGACGACGAGACCGCGTTGAAGGCGCTCGACGAAGCTCTCGAGGAGCGCAGCGACAACACCCAGCCGGGTGACGGCGGAACCGGAGAGCCGTCGGTCGGCGACCTGAACAAGGCTGCTGCCAAGCACGGTCTGCGGCTGGTCGATTCGGCCAAGTGGGACGAGGTGACGGCGCAAGCCGCAGCCGGCAACGAGGCGCGTGAGCGGCAGGTGGCGGGCGAGCACGCGCGGGTCGTCGACTCGGCCATCAGCAAGGGCAAGATCACCGGCGCCCGCCGCGATCACTTCCTCGCGCTGATGAAGGCCGACACCGAGGGCACGACCAAGCTGCTCAACGATCTGCCCGACGAGACCGCCGTACCGCTGTCGGAGGTCGGGCACTCGACCGAGCCCGGTCCGGACAGCATCAAGAACGTTCGCGAGAGCGACGCCTACAAGGGACTGGAGGGCTGATCATGGCCGGAATCACCGTGAAGTTCGAGAAGGGTCGGATCACCCACACCGCCGAGGCCGCCATCGTCGGCGGCCAGGTGGTGCACCCGGGTGTCGGTCCGCGCAGCGCCGTGCCGGCGACCGCCGACTCCGAGAAGGTCCTCGGTGTCGCGCTCACCGACGCCGCACCGAAGACCGACCCGACGCCCGGTGTGCTGTACGTCGGCACCGATCAGGTGGCCGTCGCTTCGGCGCCGGCGGTCGTGCCGGTGAAGTCGAACAACTCCGCGAACGCCGGTGACCTGGTCGTCGCGCACACCGCGGGTGCGGTCAAGAAGGCCCCGGCCGAGGCGAAGATCACCCAGATCGTCGGCCGTGTCATCGAAAAAATCGGAGGCGCGGACAACATCGTCCTCGTCCGGCTGGGAGGCTGACCCGTGGCAACAAACACCCCCGTCGTGTCGATCGACGACGGCAACAACATCACCGTCGATCAGGTCATGGGCAACCCGCGGGCGATCCCGCAGCGGGTCATCGACCTGGTCCGCGACAACATCATGGGCGAGGCGTTCTTCCGCAACGCCGGCAACCCGGGATCGCTGCTGGTGCAGTTCCAGCGGTCGACGCCGCTGTTCCTCGACGGCGACCCCGAGGCCGTTGCCGAGTTCGGCGAGATCCCCGTGTTCGACCTGGGCGAGGGGCTGCCCGAGGTGGCTCGCGGCGTCAAGGTCGGTGCCGCTGTGCGGGTCTCGCGCGAGATGCGGGACTTCAACCAGATCGACAAGGTGCGCAAGCAGGTGACGGGCACCGCCAACACGGTGATCCGCGCCAACGACAGCGCGTTCCGTGAGGCCATCGAGGAAGCCTCGGTGCCCGAGCATGCGGCCACCGCCGCGTGGGACGCCGTGTCGCCGAAGATCCGGACCGACATCAAGGAGGCGGCGAAGACCGTCGCCAGCGCCCTGCACGACGGTGACCCCACGAAGCCGAAGGGCTACGTGCCGGACACCCTCGTGCTGAATTCGTCTCTCCTGTACGACTTCATGGACGACGACGAGTTCAACAAGATCTACGTCGGCAACATCGCCGATCAGAGCATCCGCTACACCGGGAAGCTGCCGAACAAGGTACTGAACCTCAACGTGCTGCATTCGCCGCTGTGGCCGCTGGACCGGGCGTTGGTCGCCCAGCGCAACGTGATCGGCTTCTACGCCGACCCGCGCTCCCTCGAGTCGACCGGGCTCTACCCCGAGGGTGGCGGCCCCAACGGCGGCCCGACGGAGTCGTGGCGTTCGGACACCACCCAGATCCGCATGATCGGCGTGGACGAGCCGGAGGCGGCCTGCTGGATCACCGGAATCCAGTGATGTCGGGGTTCTACATTCTGGCGGCCGACTCGTGGCGCGACGCCGACGGGGTGCGGCACCGCAAGGGTGATGCTGTGTCCCCGCCGGAGTCAGAGGTGCCGCGGTTGCTGCGCGCGCAGGCGATCATCACTCCCGAGGCGGTCGCGGCAGCTGAGGCGGCCGAGGCGGCTGCTCTGGAAGCCGAGGAGGAAGCGGCCGCGGCTGCTGCCGCTCAGGCCGCCGAGCCGACGGAGCCGACCGAACCCGCCGCTCAGGCCGAGCCCGAGGAGCCGGTCGAGCCGACGCAGGCCGACGCTGTCGCCGCCGTCGTCGAACCCGCGGTGACCGAGCCGGTCACGCAGTCGACAGGGCAGGTGAAGAAGCCCCTCAGGACCGCTCCGGTGAAGAAGTGGGAGGACTACGCCGTCAGCCAGGGCATGGAGCGGGCCGAGGCCGAGGCCGCGACCAAGGACCAGCTGATCGGCAAGTTCGGATGACCAGTGGAGAGGGGACGGTCCCGTTCCTGACAGTTGAGGAGTTCGTCACGCAATGGCGTCCCCTCTCCGCTGCCGAGCGTGTCTACGCCGAGCAGCTCCTCGGCGCGGCGGCGCGTCGGATCCGCCGGCACGTTCCGCACCTCCCGGTCGACGACCCCGACGCGAAACTCGTGTCGTTCCAGGTGGTTCGGTCGGTCCTCGAATCAGACGAGGCCCGCGCATCGATGCCCGGGCTCAGCACCTTCACCACGACGGTCGGCGAGAAGACCAGCGGCGGGAAGCTGATCAACCCGGACGCGTTGCTGGTGTTCACCCCGTACCACTGGGCACAGCTCGGTGTGTCGTCGAAACCGAAGCCGCGCTGGAACTTCCCGCGAAACAACTACTGATGGCCAATTTTTACACCGAACAGGTGGAGATCGTCCGGCCCGTGACGGTCTCGAACAAGTACAACCCCGAAGGTTCCCTGTCGTGGGAAGGGGCGCAACGCCTCCCGGTGCCGTTCGGCGTCGAGGTGCAGCCCCGCACCCAGTACGAGACCGACGAGAACGGCACACGCGTCGCGACCCGAACCGTGTGGTGGCTCTGCACCCCACGGGGCAAGAACCTCGACGTCGAGCCGACCGACCGGGTCGCCTATGCGGGCCGCGACCTCGACGTCGTCGGCGAGATCAAGCGTTGGCCATCACCCGAATTCGAGTCCGGCGTCGACCACGTCGAACTCACCCTCGAATACAAGAACGGATAGGACCTGCCATGCCCGAACACACCAGCACCGTCACGGTGAAGCTCACCACCAATCTCGAGCCCGAGGTCTTCGAGAGCACGGAGCCCGCGTCGATCGAAGCCAGCGACGCAGGTGAGCTGCTCGTCGAAACCTCCGACAGCGTAGCGATCTTCGCGCGAGGTCAGTGGATCAGCGCTCGCGCGACCCGGAAGGGAGCGGACGATGCCTGAGGTGGCGAACAAGATCACGATCGACCGCAACCAGCGGAAGGTGTACATCGACGGCGCCGAGTTCCCGTGGATGATCGCCGAACAGGGCCCGGACGTCGACGACATCGCCAACCCGCACGCGATTCCGACCGTGACGATTCCGATCATCGCGTCCGACGTGGAAGTGATTCCGCGCGATGGCGAGCAGGACTGACTGACATGGCCGTCTCCACCTCTGCGTCCCAGTGGACCGAGACCCTCGACGGCCCGGTCGTCTGTCACTTCGCCGACGGGATCTTCATCGCGACCGGACCCAGCGTCCTCATCCGGAGCGAGCTTCACCGCCATTACGACTACGGACACCGCGTCCACGTCGCCCAGGAAGTGAGCCTCGAGGTCCAGGGCAGCGGGACTGCCTTCCCCCTCTCGCCGAACGCCGACGCTGTGCGACTGCGTCGGCACTCGTACGAGGGGCGGCTGGCGCTGGTGGAGGCGTTCGCACAAGACATCCCCGCCCCCGGCCGGCACCAGTGGTGGATTCGGATCGCGCCATGACCGAGCAGCCCACACCCTGCGAGGTGGTGTTCGACTACGCGCGCGACGTCGTCATGTTCGACGGGACGGATCTGCCGTTCCCGCTGTCAGGCATCCAGGCGCGTGCGGTCGCCGAGGACGGGCACACGGTCGTGACGCTCACCCTCGACGTAGACCAGGTCCGCACGGTCGCCGCGCTGCCGAACAAGCCGGACGCGCCGGAAGATACGCCGCCGGCGCCTGGTCCGGAGCAGCAGTTCGAGAACCAGCTCGACCGGATCCGCAACGGAGCGCGGCGTGGCTGACGACCTCGTGCGGATCGACGCCGACCACATGTTCCGCGAGCTCAACCGGATGCCGAAGGTGCGCCGCGCCGTCCGCGCCCGGGCCCGCGAGATCGCCACCCGCGCCCGTCGCATCGACCAGGCCGAGAACGACGGCCGCGCCGACATCACGATGTCCGAACGCACCATCGGCAACGGCCGGTTCGTTGTCCACGTCGAATCAACCGACGCCGACGGCGAACACGGCAACTCCACCACCGTCCGCCGTCGCACCCTCCGAAGGGCCATCGGTTCCCGATGACCGACAACGGATTCCCCGACGCCCTCGAGAAGGTGATCGGGGCGCTCAACACTGCCCTCCCGCTGGCCTACGTCGGCGACGAACTCCCACCCCAGACGGCCCTCGAGAACCGCCTCCCGATCGTCCTCGTCCAGGACGTCCCCGGCGAATCCCGGGCGGTGCCGTGGCAGGCCGGCGGCGGCCCGCTCATCGACGTGTTCGCCGCCGACTTCTACATCCTCGGCCGCAACCGAGAACAGTCCCGCGAGTATGCCGCCCGCACCCGCGGGATCCTGTTCTCCCTCGTGTATCGCGACGACATCGAGATCAAGAAGGTGATCGAGGTGTCGGCGTTCTCCCGGGCGACCGATTTCAACCCGCGCGTGAAGCGCGAGCACGGCGAGTACCACTTCCACATCGGCCGCGACACAGCCTGATTCGCCTCGCGGCACCCCAGATCCGGACCTGCCAGGACCGTTCACCGCAGACCCCTCCGATAGGGGCTGCTTCCACATGCCTACACGCAGAATGAGGAGGACGTGATGGCAGTCCCAACCATCGATGGGTTCAAGGCCGAGGCCGCGCGCGTCGGCGTCACCGGCCGCATCGACATCGCATCGCTCACCGCGGGTGTGCTCCCGCACGACATGAGCAACCTGACGACCACCGGGCCGGGTGGCTACACCAACCTCGGATACATCTCCGACGACGGTGTGACCGAGGGCCGCGACGAGGACAACCAGGAATTCGTGCCGTGGCAGGAGAACTCGGCGATCCGGTACGAGATCACCAAGTCCGTCGTGACGCTCGAGTTCACGCTGTGGCAGTCGACCCTGGCGACCGCCGGGTTCTACTACGGCGTCGACGCGGACGACATGTTCCTCAATGACGACGGGTCGGTGTTCTTCGACGAGTCGGGCAAGCCCGACGTCAAGCAGCACAAGCTGGTGCTGACCGTCGTCGACGGGTCGCGCGCCCGCCGCACCTGCCTCGCGGCCGCCCAGGTGACCGAGCGCGGCGAGATCACCTACAAGTCCGACGAGATGATCGGCTACAACGTCACCGTCACCGGCTTCCCGGGCGAGGACGGCCCCGACGGCAACGCACTGTCGCGCCGCCGGATCTTCATGGAGGGCTGGGACACCACCGGCCTCCAAGAGTACGTGCCGCCGACGCCGTAGCCCCCAAGACGGGTGCGGGGCGGGGAGTTTCCCTGGCAGGTCCGCCCCACCCCGCACCCTTGCACCACCTCTGGGACCTGCCGAACTCTGAAAGGGGCCTGCCATGGCTGACATCGATCTCGACCTCTACATCGCCCAGCGCGAAGAGGCGCGCGCCGAAGAGGGTGCGACGATCCACACGTTCGACTTCGAAGGCAAGTCGTTCGAGAAGACCGAGGGTGACACGTTCACCTTCAAGTTCCAGGGCCGCGACTGGGTCGTCCGGGACATGCAGTTCCTCACCGACGCCGAAAAGGACCAACTCGAAACGCTGACCGCCGACATCGACGTCGCCGCCTGGTACATGGGCGAGACCCAGTACGAGGAGTTCCTCGCGGCCGGCGGTGAGTCGTGGATGTTCAACCAGGCATTCACCGACTACGGCAAGAAGATTCGCGATGAGCTGCAGGGAAACCCTACTCGGCGGAATCGCTCCTCGCGCCGCGCGGCGTCGAAGAAGTCGAAGCAGCGCTAGACGCGACGTACCCGGGTCTGTGTGACCCGGCCAACGCGCGGGGTGTTCTCGCCCGGTATCACCGCGGCGAGATCACCCTGCGCAAACTGCGGGTGCTGATCGAAGGTTTGCCGCAGGGCAGGACGGCGATCGATCAGGCGAAAACCGGTGGACAGCAGTGGGGCTGGATCGAGCAACTGCTGTGGATGCAGGTGCGTCTCATGCAGATCGAGACAGCCACCATCTCCAACCGGCTCGGCAAACCCAAGGTGACGGTGCCGAAAGAGCACCCGAAGTACCCGTGGACCGACGTCGACGAGGACGAGCCCACGAAGTACGGCAACCGTGGTGACCACTCGTCCGAGGACGTCATGGCGTTCCTCGACTCTCTCTGAACGACCCCCGACGGCAACAGCTTTCGGGGGTCGTTCTGTCTCTCTTTCCCAGATTGGAGGTGGAATCCGTTGGCCGAAGATGTCGTGTACGTGCCCGTAGCGCCGTCGGCGAAGGGGTTCATGGCCACTGTGGTGAAGGAGGCGTCGGGCGCGGCCCGGGCGGGCTCCGCCGCGATGGAGAAGGAGTTCGCGCGCGGCGGCCGCGAATCCGGACGGTCGGCGGCTCGCGGCGTCGACGACGGCCTGTCCCGCGGGAACATCGGCGTCAACTCGGTCAAGGCGCGGATGGCGAAGCTCGCCGCCCAGATGCGCGGGATCGGCCGCACGGCCGGCCACCAGGGCGCGCTCGGCGTCAACGACGGTCTCAACCACATCGACTACACACGGGCAGGCGACGAGCACGGCCGCTCCTATGGTCGCGGGTTCGTGCGCGGTGTCCGCAACGGTCTCGTCGGGATCGCCGCGACTGTGGGACTCGTCAACGCCGGGTTCCGGGGAACCGTCCGGCACATCAGCACGATCGCCACCGCCACCATGTGGGCGTCGAGGATCATGCGGGGATTCGCCGTACAGGTGATGGCGGGCGCCGTCGCGATGCGACTCCTCGCCGGTCAGGGGTTGGCCAAACTCGCCGGCTGGCTCCGAGCGGTCGCGGCACTCGCCGGTCGTCTCGCCCGCGACGTCGCGCGCGCCACCGCTGCGGTGCTGGTCCTGTCGGCGGCCGTCCGGACCCTCGGCCGCGTCATGCGCGTCACCCGCGTGATCGGCATGCTCACGGTTGGACTCGCCGCCCTCATCGGCATCGCAAGCACCGCAGCGCCCGCACTCGCCGCGCTGAGCGCCGCGATCGTCACCCTCGGGTCGGCGGCCGGAGGCATCGCGATCGCCGGACTCTCCGCTCTCGGCGCCACCATCGCCGGACTGAAGGTCGGCCTGATGGGCGTAGGCGACGCGTTCAAGGAGATGGGCACCTCCGGCGCCGGCAGCGCGGCGAAGGTCGTCGACAACACCAAGGACATCGCGCGCGCCGAACGAGGCCTGACGAAGGCGGTCGAGGCCGAGAAGGACGCGCAGGAAGACGTGTCGAAGGCCCGCGACGACGCCCGCAAGAAGCTCCGCGACCTCGATCTGCAGCTCCGCGGCGCCGCCCTGTCCGAGCGCGACGCCCAGCTGTCGCTGCGGGAGGCTCGATCAGACCTCGCGAAGGGCGGATTCGAGACCGGCACCGAGCGCGAGCGGGCGGTCCTCGCGGTGCAGGAAGCCGAGCTGCGGCTCGCCGAGGTGCAGCGCGACAACAACGACCTCGCGAAGGACGCGGCCTCCACCCGACGTAAGGGTGTCGAGGGCTCCGACGAGGTCGTCGCCGCCCAGGAGCGGCTGCGCGACGCCACCGAAGCCACCAGGGACGCCCAGGAGGCGCTCGCCGACGCCCGCCAACCGAAGGACACCGGGGCGAGCGCGGCCGCCGACAAGCAGGCCGAGGCGATGGCGAAGCTGTCCACGAACGCCCGCTCGTTCGTCGAGTCGGCGATGGGCGTCAAGCCTGCGTGGGATGCGATGCAACGCGGCGTGCAGGACACCTTGTTCGCAGGGCTCGCCGAGCGGCTGCCGCAACTGGCCGACACGTGGCTCCCGCGGCTCGGCGGCGCGCTGCGCACCGTGACGGGCGGGTTCAACACCGGCGCGAGGTCGGTCGTCGACTGGATGAACTCGGCCCAAGGCATCCCCATCGTGTCGTCGTGGCTACGCACCTCTTCCGGGATGGCCGCACAGGCCGGGACCGCGCTCGGCGCGCTCGCACCCGGACTTGCATCGATCGCCGCCGGCGCCGGTGAGGCGTTCGCCCCCATGGTGGCGGGCGCGACGGAGGGCGCGAAGTCGCTGTCCAACATGCTCGTCCAGGCCCAGCAATCTGGCCGCATCAAGCAGTACTTCACCGACGCGTTCAACCAGGTGAAGACGGTGATCCAGAACGTCACCGCGGTCGTCGGCCCACTCTGGGCGGCGTTCATGCGACTCGGCCAGATCTCGGCGTCGGGTCTCGCCCCAGGGATGCGGTCGGTCGGCGCTGCGATCACCCAGGCGACCCCCGGCCTCGTGCAGATGGCCGAACGGCTCATGCCGGCCCTCGGGCAGGCGCTCACCAACCTCGCCCCGATCATCCCCGGGATCGTGCAGGCGTTCTCGCCGTGGGCCACGATCCTCGCCGTCATGGCGCCCCACATCGCCACGGTGATGTCGCATCTGGGGCCGATGGCTCCGCTGCTGCTGACTCTCGCGGTGACGGTCAAGGCGATCACGATGGCGATGACGCTCTACAACGCCGTCATGGCCGTCGCGTCGGTCGTGCAAGGCGTGTACGCCGCGGCCACCGGCGCGGGCACAACCGCGATCCGCCGCAACACCATCGCCCTCGCGGCGTACAAGACAGCCCAACTCGTCGGTTCGATCGCCACCGGCATCGCCACCGCCGCAACAACAGCCTTCGGTATCGCGCTCGCAATCGCCACGTCGCCGATCACCTGGATCATCGTCGCGATCGGCGCGCTGGTCGCCGGCCTCGTCCTGTTTTTCACTAAGACCGAGATCGGCCGCAAGATCTGGACCACCGCGTGGAACAGCATCAAGATGGCCGTCGGCGTCGTCTGGTCCTGGCTGCAGCAGACAGTATGGCCCGCGCTGATGACCGCGCTCCGCGCCGTCGGCGCCGTCGTGATGTGGCTGTGGCGCAACGTCATCACACCCGCATTCAACGCCATCAAATGGGTGATCGGTGTCGCCTGGAACGCGGCCAAACTCTACTTCAGTCTGTGGGTCGGCCTGTTCCGCAACGTCGTCGGGCCCGTCGTGATGTGGCTGTGGAACACCGTCATCGGTCCCGCGATGCGCGGAATCGGTGCCGTCATCGGCTGGGTGTGGAACACGCTGATCAAGCCGGTGTGGGACTCGTTCCGCCGCAGCCTCGACATCCTCGGTGAGGCGTTCAAGTTCCTGTGGAACAACGTGATCAAGCCGACCTGGGATGCCCTCGGCGCTGGAATACGTTGGGTCGTCGACAACATCATCACCCCCGCGTGGGATGCCCTCAAGTCCGGACTGAGCGCGGTCGGCGGATTCTTCGACACCATCGTCACCGGCATCGGCAACGCCTGGGACAAGATCAAGAGCTTCGTCGCGAAGCCGATCAACTTCGTCCTCGGCACCGTCTGGAACAAGGGCCTGCTGCCCGCGTGGAACACGATCGCCGGGTTCCTCCCCGGGCTCAACCCGATGAAGCCGGTCGCCGAGGTCGCGTTCAAGGATGGCGGCCCGGTCCCGATGGGTTCAGGTGCCAAGCGGGGCAAGGACTCCGTGCACGCCCTGATGATGCCCGACGAGCACGTATGGGATGTCCGTGACGTCCGACGTGCCGGCGGTCACGGCGCGATGTACCGGATGCGCAACATGGTCGATTCCGGGCGCCCGTTCACCTGGACCCCCGGCGGTCTGAGCCCGGTGTCCGAGGGCGGGCCGCTACCTCGTTTCGAGAAGGGCGGCGCGGTCGCGGCGGGGCAGAAGCTCTCCCCGATGCCCGGTGAGGGTGGGTTGCAGGCGATCGGTCAGCTGATGCGCCGCATCATCTTCAAGCTGTGGCCGAAGATCAAGGACATCGGCGGCTATCGCCAGGACAACTTCGAAGAGCACCCGTCGGGTCGCGCGCTCGACGTGATGGTTGGCTCGGACAAGAAGCTCGGCGACCAGGTGAATGCGTTCGCGCACGCCAACAACCCGAAGTTCCCGCTGCAGCACTCCATCTGGCAGCAGGCGATGTGGTACCCGCCGAAGATGCGGCGTGAGCCGATGGGCGATCGCGGATCGCCAACGCAGAACCACATGGACCACCCGCACCTGTGGTGGAAGCCGCAGAACGTCAACCCGAACGTCGTGCCCGAAGGCCTCGTCACCGACGGATTCGGCGGCCCGTCGACCGCGGAGATGCTCAATATCGTCAAGAAGAAGATCTCCGAGATCATCGACAAGGCACTGAATCCCATCAAGCAGGGCTTGACGTCGATCGTCGGTTCGCCGCCCCCGGAGTGGCTGGGAATCCCGCCGAAGATCTTCGACATCACCAAGACGAAGGCGATCGAGACGGCGTTCAATCTGGCGGCGAAGCTCGGCGACAAGCTCAAGGGCGCGTACGACGCGGCGAAGAAGGTCACCTCGATCGTCACGAACGTGGTGAAGTCGCCGTTCAAGGCGCTCGGCGGTCTGCTGCGCGACCAGGGCGGTTACCTGCCGAAGGGTCTGTCGTTGGTGCGCAACGAAACTGGCAAGCCTGAGGCGGTCCTCAATTGGGATCAGCTGACCACCGTCAAGGACATGATGGAGGCGTTCCGGGCGGTGTTCTCGGGGCAGTCGCCGGAGGCGGCGAGCGCGGCGCAGCAGCAGATCTCCGATCAGATGACCGCGCGCCACGAGCAGGAGATCAAGGGCCTCACCGGTCAGCAACTCGCCGCGGTGCAGAAGCGTCACGACATGGAGCGTAAGGCCCTCGAAGACAGCACCGCCCGGATCGAGGGATACCGCGCGAGCGCCACCACGATCCGCGACACCCCGATGGTGGCGGCCGAGTCGATGGCGAAAGACACCGCCGAGTTCTTCGGGTTCGGGAGGATCTTCGACGCCGTCGCCAGCCTCATTCCGCGGCCCGGGGACGCCGCGAACACCGGAACGGCCGGCACAACCGGGACGACCGCGCTCGGCGCGACCGCGAATCAGCAGAGCACCACAACCGCGACGGATCCGGTGTACGGCGACGGCACGACGATCGAGCAGGGACAGACCCCGTCGACGACCGTCATGCCGGACCTCAATCACGAGTACGACCCGAAGGGTGGGGCCGAGCAGTGGCGCCCGCTCGCCATCGAGGCGATGAAGCGCGTGGGCTTCGACACCTCCAAGCCGCAGGTCGACGCGATGATCTCGCAGATCAACTCCGAATCTGGCGGCAATCCTCGGGCAGTCAACAACTGGGATGTGAACGCGAAGAACGGTGTGCCCTCGGGCGGACTGTTGCAGGTAATCGAGCCGACGTTCCAGGCGCACCGGGACCCGTCGTTGCCGAACGACAAGTTCCATCCGCTCGCGAACATGGTTGCCGCGCTGCGCTACTACCGGAGCCGCTACGGCACCGACCTCACCACGACGTGGGGCCACAGCCACGGCTACGACTCCGGCGGTTGGCTCAACCCCGGTCTGACGATGGCGGTCAACAAGACGCTGAAGCCCGAAGCGGTTCTCACCGCGGGTCAGTGGGCGTCGATCGATTCGATGCTCGAGGCGCTGCCGTCGGCGGCCGAGTTCAAGTCCGTCGCCGACCTCGGAGCGAGCGTCATGCGCTCGAGCGGGCGGATGCCGGCCGACACCGAGGACGGTCAGTCGTCGGGCGGGCGCGGCAGTGGGCCGCTGGTCGTCATCGAGAAGCAGTACACGCACGACCCGGATGAGGCAGCACGCAAGACCGGCCGTGAGGTTCGTCGCGCGACCCGGTCCGAACAACTGGTGGGTGGCTGGTGAGAAACCGTGCAGTGCTGACCGATCACACGATCGTCGAGTGGATCTCGCCGAAGGGCGAGCGCGTCCGCCTGTCGGGTGCGAAGAAGACCGCGCCACCCGAACTGGGGGCGTGGTTGTCCACGGGCGGGATCGACGGGATCGGGCACCTCGACGTGAAGGCGCTGTTCGATGCCGCCGCCCGCCAGTGGGGCGAGGACTACGTCGGCGAGACCCTCGACCACGCGGAACTCGATGTGCCGCTGTTCATCCTCGGCGCAAACCCGGACGACTTCCGACGCCGCGTCGAGCACCTGCGGACACTCATCCGCCGGCACGAGGTGGGGTGGCTCGCGGTGTACACCAACTCCACCGGGTGGCGGTGGGTCGCCGCGCGCCTCGGCTACCTGAAGCCGACGTTCCCCTTCGACCCGAGCAGGACGTCGGCCGCCAACTACGAGCTGATGCTGATCGTCGAGCACCCGATCCCGCGGGCCGCCGATCACGCCGACTCGTGGAAGAACACGACCAACACGGGCAAGGGGTCGGTGTCGATCTACCCGGGCCCGCTGTGGCAGGCGTGGCCACAGTTTGCGTTCCAGGGGCCGGGACGGTTGCGGTTGCGGTACGCCGGCAACGACGTCGATCACCCGTTCACCGTGCTGGCGGGCGAGACGATCCTGATCAACACCGACGAGGCACGCCCGACGATCCGATCGGCGAAGACCGGACGCAACCTGTGGCCGCTGATGAAAGGCCGCAAGTACACCCACCCGGTCCCCGAGGGTGAAGTGACGCGCGTAGACATCACCGTCACCGGCGGCAACACCAACACCGAACTGTGGGTCATCTGCCGCCAGCAGTACGAGGGTCTGCTGTGAGTGGCGTGCGCGGTGCGTTCGCGACGCTCACCCACGACGAACAGACCGAACGCGACACCTACAAGAACCCGAAGGCGGTCGTCGAGCTACGCACCAAGGAGATGGCGATCTGGTCGATCTCCGGTGACTACCAGGATCTGAAGTTCACCGACAAGAAGTCGGCGGCCGGCGGGCTGACGATGCTGCTGCCGTGCGATGACCACTACGGCGACTACCTCGACGGGCAGCCGAAGGCTACTGTCCGGCCGATCGTGGTCCGACTGCCGGGCTACACGACGTTGTGGTTCATCACGAAGTTCACGCGCACCCGCAAGGGGTTGAAGCGCTACTACGAGGTCGAGGCGATCGGCGCGCTCGAGCACCTGGCGTGGATCCGGCTGTGGCCGTGCCCGTGGTCGGTGGCCGAGTTCCAGCCGATCAAGTACTGGTTCGGACTGGGCCCGTCGGCCAGCATGTGCGCGCTGGCGCTGACCGCCAACCTCGTTCGGCTGCAGGGCGAGCTGTTCTCCATCCCGACCGGGAACCTGTTCTCACCGAGCGCGTGGAACGTCGTCAAGAAGGCGCTGCACCCGATCATCGTCAACCCGCGCAACAAGTTCCTCGGCGACACGTCGAAGTGGGACTCAGCGTCGTGGCGGATGGACGAGGCGCTCACCGCCTTCACCGAGGTGTGCCAGGCGAACGACCTGCAGATCGTCTACCAGTTCTTCGACCCCGACGTCGACCCGCAGCCGTTCCCCGAGTTCATCCACCTCGACCGGCCGAAGTTGATCATCGACTTCGTCGAGAAGGGGCAGCCCGTCGGCTGGACCGGCACCGCGATCGACGGGTTCTTCCGCACCGGCATCCAGATGGGCACCGACTTCCTCGGCTGGGTGCTCTATCCGATCCTCGGCGACGACGGCTATCAGAAGTACCTCGACCAGGTGGAGGGGACGATCGCGAACAAGCCGATCGCGGTCTACACCACCGGCAAGTACACGCCCGCAGACGAATACGAGCAGACCACCCACACGGCGATGGCGTCGCGGGTGACCGCTGGCGGTAAGTCGCCCGAGTGGGTCAACACGCTGCTGGTGACGGGCGCGAACATGCTGCTGTCGGGCATCGGGGCGGCGGTCGGCGCCGCGCTGGTCGCCGCGACCGGTGGTGCGGCGGCACCGATCCTGCCGTTCCTCACCAACCTCGAGCTCGGTGCGTTCGAAGGTGTCGTCAAGGACACCGTGATGGCGTTCCACACCTCCGAGGACATCCAGCGCGCCAACGAGGCGGGGCCGTGGCGGTTCCGGGAGACGTTCGCCGAGAGCTCGTCGACCGGCCTGTCGATGGAAACGCTGTCGGGGATGAAGTCGGCCCACTGGGCGACGAGACCGTACATCTCGCACGCCATCTCGGTGCAGAACGGTTCGCCGTACTACATCGGCAAGGACCTGCAGCTCGGCGACCTCGTCGGTGTGCAGATGGCCAACGGGAAGGTCGAAGTCGAGTACCTCGAGGAGATCACCTACGAGGACTCACGCAGCGTCCGCGGCAAGTTGACGCTGCAGATCGGCCGGCCCGACGCCGAACGCGAACCCGGGTCCATCGCCCTCGGCAAGATCCGCCGATTCGGCACCTGGCTCACACGAGCAGCACTGAGCGAATGAAAGGAGCAACACTGCAATGAGTTTCAGAACAGCGTACGGCTACAAGTACTCCGAGAACGGTTGGCGGATGTGCAACCGCGACGAGTGCGTCACGGTCACAGTCGCCGGCATGGGCCTCCACGTCAGATCCGGGTACGCAGCAGAGGTGCTCGGCGCGTGGGTCCGCTGGTACCACGAGAACGTCGAGCCCATCGACCTGTACAAGCCGCTCGACGACTGGGGATGGTCGAACACCAACGACGTCGCGACGTCGAATCACCTCTCCGGCACCGGGGTCGACCTCAACGCCACCCAGTACCCGTGGGGCCGGCGCGTCATGCCAGCTGACCGCATCGCGAAGGTCCGGCGCGGTCTCGCCCTGTTCGAGGGCAACATCTTCTGGGGCGCCGACTGGTCGCGCGCCGACGAGATGCACTACCAGCTCGGCGCCGGAACCGCCGCCGGGGACGGGGCCTCGGCCAAGCTCATCGACTTCGTGCAGCGCCGGATCAAGAACGGCCGGCTGGTCGACTCGGTCGCCCCTGCCGCTCTCGACGTCGGGCGCGTCAACGCGTTCACGCAGGGATTCATGGGTCCGATCGGTTCCGACGTCAAGGATTCTCGAGAGCAGTTGTGCGGTTCGGGGTCCCGGGACCTCGGTGAGTTTGACGGCTGGCCGCAGCTCGGCCTGGACACGTTCACCGACGGTCTCGCCGCGGTCCTCGAGAAGGCGGTGAGCCGCTGATGGGTACCTACTGGGCCGACGTCTCCCAGTTCCAGCGTCTCGCGAATGACGAGTATCCCCATCGGGTGTTCTCCTTCCGCACCAACAGCGGCGACCAGCGCGACAAGAACGCCGCCGCGAATCTCGACTGGGCGCTCGCAGCACTCGACCGCGGCGACCTCGACATCGTGATCCCGTACTACTTCTTTCGCCCGGGCGCCGCGAACTGCGACCTGTGGCGGGAAGTGGTCACCCGCGGCGGGAAGATCGACCCGCGCATCGTGTGCATGGTCGACGTCGAGTCCGGGGCCGGCTCGTCGCAGGGCGCCATCCCCATCCGGGACCACTCGGCGGAGATCAACGACGAGATCCGGCGAGTCCGTCAGTGGCTCGGCGGATCTCGGGTGATCGGCTACTACAACCCGAACGCTGACCCCGCCCTCTGGAAGTCGCGCGGGGATCTCCCGCTGGTCGTGCCGCACTACGGCGTCCGACCGGGCGAGTCCTATGCGTACCCGAATCGGTTCGCGCACCAGTACTCCGACCGCGTGCCGTGCGCCCCGTTCGGGCCGTGCGACGCCAACTACACCGACCTGTCCATCCCACAACTCAAGACCCTCTTCGGAAATGGAGGCACCACCATGGCCACAGACGTCGACAAGATCAACGAGTTCACCCGCGCGTTCAACGCGGCGATCGGTTCCGACGCGAAGGACATTCGCGAGCAGCTCGTCGGTGCCCGCGACCTCGTCTACAAGACCGTCGACGGCAAGAAGGTCGTCGACATCGAGAAGTCGTTCCCCGGCTGGGCGCAGCTCGGGAACCGCACCGTCGTCGACGCACTCGCCGCCATCGGCACCGCGCTCGGCATCCCCGGCTTTTACGACCCGCTCGGGATCGTGAAGAACCCCACCGACAGCAAGGAGAACTGAGCATGTCCGTAGCCACCCACGCACCGCTGACCGCGTTCCTCGAGGACGTCGCCGAACGCGCCTTGAAGACGTTCGTCCAGAACCTCGCGCTGTTCCTCGTCGCCGGCGTGTCTGTCCTGTCCGTCGCCTGGGGCACCGCGCTGCAATCCGCCGCGCTCGCCACCCTTGCGACGGTGCTGCTGGCGCTCGTCGACGCCCGCCTCGTCGCGGCGAACCCCTACGTCGAGGCGCTGATCCGGGCGGGCCGCACGTTCATCGCGACCGTCGTCGGGTCGATCCCGGTCGTCGTCTCAGCTGATCAGGCAGTCACGTTCGCCGATGTGAACTGGACGCAGGCCGGCGGGCTCGCTGGCACCGCCGCACTGATCTCCCTCGCAACCTCGATCGCTTCGCTCCCCATCGGTCCGAAGGGCACTCCCAGCCTCGTCGTCGGCGGCGGGGTGCGAGACGAACCGGTCGCGTAGAACCCATGCCCTGCTCATCGCTGGTCCGCCCACTGGTGGGCGGGGTCGAAAGGTGTGCCCGTGACCGACAATCCCCCGGAGACTCCACCGCAACGAAACGGGCTGCCACCTTCGTGGCTCGTCAACCTCGTCGCGGTGGTCATCCTCGTCGCTTGGATTGCCAGCCTCGTTGTCCGAATGATCGACCCCACTCGATCGCTGCCCGCCGCGGTCGACGCACTGATGCTGATGGTCGCGGGATTCCTGTTCGCGGGCAACCTCAAAGACCGCTTCACTGGCGGCAACAACGGGGGAAATAGCAATGGACCCAACTGATCTGATCCTCGAACTGGTCCGAGCCATCGGCTACGGCACCATCGGCGTCGTCATCGGTCTCGCCTTCACCTGGCGCCGTGCCACAGTGCACGGCGTCGAGGTGCGGGTCCCGACGGCGCGTCCAGATAAGCCCGTGTGGAAACGCATCATCGGAGCGCTGCTCGTCCTCGTCGCCGTGCTCAGCATGACGCAGAGCACGATCTTCACCGCGCGCCAGTCGGCGTGTAACGACGAGTTCCGGCGGGTGATCAAGGAGCGCAGCGAGGCGTCCCTCGAGCAGTCGGAGCTGTGGAGTCAGCTCGAACGCGAGCTTGCGGCGATCGGCCCGGCGGTGACGTTGGAGAAGCAGAGCCAGATCGTCGCCGCCCGAAAGCGCTACGTCCAAGACTTCGACCGGCTCTCGGAGCAGCGCCGCGCGAACCCCTACCCGGATCCGCGATGCTGACCCCAAGGTTCGTCGTCACTGTCCGCGGTATCGGTGAGCCGATGGACGGGAACATGCTCTCCCAGTTCGTCGATGGGCTCGGTGCCGGGTGGACGCACGTCGAGGTGGACTATCCGGCGTCGTACGGCTTCGTCAACGGGCAGCGCAACCCGAACGCCCCGGACTACGAGACGACGAAACGGCTGGGCCGCACCCAGGTGCGCATCGAACTGGCGATCATCCGGGCCGAGCACCCGGACGCGATCGTCGTGCTCGCCGGGTATTCGGCCGGCGCCGACATCGTCGACGACCTCGCCGTCGCCGGTGTGATGGCCGAGTTCCCTCAGGTGAAGCGGTGCGTGGTGGTGGCGAACCCGTCGAATCCCGGCTCGAACGGGCTGGTCGACTACGGGATCGCCGCACCGGAACGGGGCCGTCAGCACGTCGACTCCCGCGTCATCCCGGTCAACCACCCGGGCGACGTCATCTGCTGTTGCCCGCCGCGGTCGCCGCTGCGGGTCATCGCGACACTCACGCCACGGATGCAGCTCGCCGACCGGTCGGTGTGGGTGCGTGACGTCCTGCGCAAGCTGGGCGACGCCGCGGTGCGCGCCGAGATCGACCGGCAGCTCGGCGCGTGGTGGGACCCGCGGAACTGGGGCCGCTACGACCGGGCCGCGAAGGACGCGCGCGGCTACCTCGGCGTCGGGATGGCGTCGACGCACGTGGTGTACCGCCGACGGCCGCTCGGTGGTCTGTCGATGCTCGAGCACGCCGCCGACCGGGTGCTCCGCGAGATCGGGGCCGCACGGTGAGCGCCGACGGGCAGGAGAAGCCGAAGCCGTACGGGCTCGACGACCCCACGGTGTTGCGGCTCGGGAAGTTCCTGCGGAACACCCCGCTGTCGAACAACGCGTACGCGCCGATCCCCGAGCCGCTCTCGGAGCTCGTCGCGCAGGCCGTCTGCAACTACACCCAGGACCTCGTGTGGTCGGGCGAGGTCCGCGACTTCGTACCGCTCGGCCACTGGGAGGCGACCCCCGACCTCGGCGACGTCGGGGTCGAAACCGTCGCGGGTGAGGTGACCCGCATGACCCACCGCGTCACCGGCATCTCCGTCCTCGGCGAGAACCCCGACCAGGCATGGAAGCTGCTGCGAGAGAGAGTGAGACAGCACAATGGCTGACGATCCGATCGAACGCATCGGTGTGGAGCTGGAGATCTTCGCGATCCCGCAGCCCGCCGGCGCCCCGCCGATGACGGAAACGTACATGCACGTCCGCCGACGGCAGAACGGTGCCGCCGAACGCGCTGTGTTGGGGTTGCCAGCGTACGAGGGGGCGCAGGGCCCGCCCGGGCCGCCCGGTGCGATCCACCGCGGCGAGCTGACGACGTCCGAGCTGGACGCGATGGCTCTCGTGCTCGGTGAGGACAACACCAACTGGGCGTGGCGCAACACCGACACGAACGACCAGTACGTGTGGTCCGGGGCGACGTTCGTCGTCTACCACGGCGTGTACGGCACTCCGGGCCCGGTGGGGCCGCCGCCCGCGCTGACGCCCGGGACCCTGACTATCGACGGCGACGCGGTGGCGTCGCCCGACTTCGGTGTGCGGGTGTCGGGATCGGCCGGGTCGTACGCGGTCGGTGTGGATCTGCCGCCGATGCCGAAGGGCGCCAAGGGAGATGTCGGACCGTCGGGGTCGGTCATCAACTCTGTCGACGTCGCCGACGATTCCGACCCCACCGACGGAGACGTCCTCACCTACCGCGAGGACGACGGCAAGCTGGTGTGGCAGCCCGGCCAGTTCGTCACCGAGGAGTACGTCGTCGGCCCGGGCGGATTTCCCACCGTCACCAAGGGGTCGTCGGACACCCGCCACACCATGTTCTCGGTCAACATCCCCGCGAAGCCGTGGCCGTATCGGTTCGACTTCGCCGGCGGCGTGGACGTGTCGTCGTCCAACGGCACCCAGATCGACATGGAACTCCGCACCGACAATGCGACGTCGGGTCCGCTCGTCGGCTACGGCAAGGGCCAGGACGGTGAGGGCTACCGTGAGGTGGCGTTCCGTGCCCACTCCGACGTCGACCTCACACCCGAATCGACCGAGGGGACCATCCCGGCCAACACAGCGGTCACCCTGTACGCGTCAGCGGTCAAGACTGCCGGTGTCCTCACGTCGTGGAAGATCCGCAACACCAAGGCGCAGCTGCGGATTCGGCTGATGCGGGTCACGGTCTGATGTCACCTCCACCGGAGGGTCGGGACCGCCACTACTGGCCCGACCCGGAACTGCCCGACGATCGGCTGGGCGCCACCCAGGTGATCCCGTCGCGCGGCGCCACGAAGATCACGATGCCGCCACCCCAGGCCGCCGACCGTATGTCGTTGCAGGAGAGGGCGGACGCCATCTTCGGCGAGCTGGGCACCAAGGTGGAAGTGTCCGAGGTCGCCACGGGTATCGACGACGTCGCGAATAATATTCGCAACGCGGTCGCCGGGGGTGTCGCGGCGGGTGCCGGAGTGGTCCGAGAGGTGTTCGACTCCGTCGCTGGACTGTTCGGCATCGCGGACAACGCGGAGAAGATCGCGATGGCCGCCCAGCAACAGTTGCAGGACATCACCAACGAAACGAACGTGCCTGGCTGGTCGGGCTATTCGTGGTCGACGATCTTCTCCGGCGCCGACGGCACGCCACTGCCCTCAACCGACTGGGCCACCACCCGGATCGCCATCGTCGGGGACGACGGCCACGCCGGCATCATCAACAACTCGGCCGACGGCGACCACTTCTGCACGGTCCGCGACATCCACAAGTTCGCCACTGACTCGCAGTCGGCGTCGATCGTCGTCGGGAAGAAGTGGTCGTTCTCCGAGGACCGGTGGACCACGATCCGCCTGCGCTGCAACAGCGAGAATCCCACGCAGGGCGCAGTGTGTTGGGTACGTCCCGGCAACATCCGGATCGGCCGATTCTCGGGCAGCACAAACACCGTCTGGTACACGGTTGGCCAGTCGGTTAAGCCGGGCGACATCGTCCGGTTCCGCTGCCACGGCGACAACTACTACGTGCTGGTCAACGGCAAGGTGGTCGTCTCGTGGACCGACAATGGCGCATCCGTATCGAAGGGTGCGGGATTCCGGCACCCCGCGTTCACTCAGGAGTACCTCAATGGAGCACTATTCGACCAGGCCAGCTTCCAGGTCGCATCATGGGCGATGGCCGACTGGCTCCCACCGGGCGGCGCGGTGACGACCCCGGCGTGGCGTCTGCGCCGCGGCGTGAACACCGAAGTCGCACTGACCGTGGCTCACGGCGCCGAGGCCCTGATGCCCAACGGCTTCTACACAATCGCCGACCTGGCCAACCAGGTCACCGTAGATATGACCCTCGGCGAGGTCACCATCGTCGAATCGGGCTGGTACTCGATCAAGGCAGCGAGCAAGAACCGCGACAACTCCAACGACGGTGCGGGTGACGACGCCTTCGACGTCCGCAACGCCTATCGAGGGACACCGTGGGTGCTCTACGTCGATGGCGCACCACTCGAGGGACCGTTCGGAACCGGGCAGACCACCGAGGTGTATCTCGCTGCGGGACAGAAGGTCCGCGTGGGCGCCTCGGCGACGGTCCCGGTTTTCGGGGTCAACGCCTTCGGCGGGACGAGTACCACCACGAACTACGCGATTCCCGCGCGTTCCCAGATCACCCACGTCGGCGGCGCGGCGCCGGTGTTCACCGGACGAAAGATCGCATGATGGCCAACGACACCATTTTCGAGCTGCCCGAGATCCCGGGCGTCACGTTCACCGCGAGCTACGGATCGGGCGGTGAGACCGGCCTGCCGTCGAACTGGATCCGCATCGTCGGCACCGTCGAAAACCCGTGGTACGACCCGACCTACAACTACGGCCTCGACCCGAACGGGCACACCGAGATCACCGATCCGTGGAAACGCCACACCCAGTTCCCGGAGGTGTGCGCGATGGGATTCGGAGGCCCGAGCATCGGCCTCCCCACCGACCCACCACCGCCACCGGTCGAGCCCGAACCGACCCCCGACATCATCGAGGAGCCCACCGATGGCTGACATCACGTACATGACCGTCACCGGCCTATGGACGCACATCGTCGATGACGGCATCGTCGACGGCGACCCCAACCCCGACGTGGTGCGCCCCACCGGGAAGGTGGTGTTCGCGCCGAAACCGTCGAACACAGGATTCGTCACCGCCGGCGCGGCCGGCGCCTCGGAGAGCGTCACCCTCGCCGAAGTGCCGGCGCTCGTCGCTGACGGTGTCCTCACCGACCTGCAGGGCAACGACGGCATCCGGCTGGCCGCGACGATCGGCGGCAACCCGGTCCGGTGGGTGGCGCAGCCGACACTGCTGTACGGCAAGAAGACCCTGCCGTCGAAGTCCGTCACGTTCGACCCGCCCACCGTCGGGACGACACTGCACCTCAACGACCTGTTCGACGACATCGGCCCCCAGTCGCCACTCGTCACCTCCGAGGTGAAGGCGTACCGCGACCAGGCCGTCGCCGCCCGCGACGAAGCGCAGCAGATCGTCGACGACGTCGCGGCGGGGGTGGTGCCCGATGCGGGTGTCGCTACCCGTATCTCGGCGCCCGGCTCGGCGTCGCGCGCCGCAGTCGACGCCCGCGTCACAGAGGTCGGTGACGCCACATATGCCCCGGTGTTCCCGACGACCGGAATCACTTACGACGGCAGCGGGAACGTGCAGACGGTCACCGAGAACGGGGTCACGACGACCTACACCTACAACCCGGACGGCTCGGTCGCGACCGACACCCGCGACGGGGTCACCCGCACCTACGGCTACGACGGCAACGGCAATCTCACGAGCATCACGGTGGAGGACTGACCATGGACCCGGTAACTCTCGGAATGGCCAAGGCCGCAACGAAACGCGCAGTCGACCCGCTCACCAACGGCCTGGTCGTCACCGACCTGATGAACTCGTGGTGGTGCCTACCTCGCTGCCACTACAACGCGATCCGTCAGCGCCTCTACGTCGGCGGCGTCACCCGCGGCGGCACTCAGAAGATCGTCGAGTACGACCTTCGCAACCGGTCGACCCGTGAGTTCTGGCTCCCGATCTCGTCTCGGCGCACCCCTGACGACCACAACGTGCCGGCGTTCTGCATCGAGGACGACCGCCCGCCGATCGTCGCCTACGACCACCACTCCGAGGACAAGATCGTCCGCATCCGCCGCGGCATCACACCCCACGACCTCGGCACCTTGCTCCCGGAACAGACCATCGACGTCTCGGTGACGGTCACCGACTCGACCGGTGTCTCCTACGTCCAGATCGTCGAGAAGCCCGGCGACGCCAACGGGTTCGCCATCATGGTCCGCGTCGACTCGCCGACCGCGATCGGCTGGTATGTCATCCGCACTGCAGACGGCGGCGCGACCTGGTCGGCGCCGTGGCGACTGCACGGCAAGAGCTACCAGACCTGGCGGCGCAACGGGAACGTCCTGCAGATGTGGGTGTCGGACAACCCGCAGAACAACGTGGGCCTCTACGCGTTCCGCATCAACCTGTCGACCGGCGTCATGACCAACCACGCCGGCACCGTCGTCGGCGGCAACTTCTGGACCGACACCACCATCGTCACCCAGGGCAACATGACCTTCATCGCGTCGAAGACCCTGCCCGAATCGGTGCGCCTGTTCGACATCTCCCAGGACGGCACCACCGCGCTCGTCGGACCGTTCAACCACAACACCCTGACGAGCATGACCTACTCGACCCTCGCGCGGCCCTCGTCGGCGGTCTATACCCCGCTGATCGGGGCCGGTGTTCCGTTCGGATACAACGCCAGCTTCTACGTCGGCGGAATGTGCTTCGGCCTCACCGACTCCGACGTCTACCTGATCCGGGAGAACGCCGGAAAGTGGACCGTGGAGAAGTGGCGCCGCACTTCCGGGACGTGGGCGCTTGACCGCGTGCTCTACACCGCGCCGGCCGGGGCGAAGCTCGGCCGACCCCAGTTCCCCTACAAGGGCGACGGATCGTGGATCACCTTCGGCCAGTACTGGCAGTACGCGGCGGCCAACTTCACCGACTACTACGCCGAGCAGATCGTACTCCCGGTCGCCGCCTAGCTCGACCGCGGGTGCTCGGGCCCGCGGTTGAACAGCCAGCGCGCGAAGTTGCGGAACCCGATCTCTGACAGTTCGGGGTTGGGTGGCCACATCGCGATGTCGACGTCGTTCGCGAAGATGATGCCTGGGCCACCTACCGCTCTCAGGTTGATCGGACTCGGATTGGCGCGTGAGGCACGGATCTGCATCACGGTGTGCCCCATCAACAGGGTTGTGAACTGAACATCGCTGGGCGGCCGGACCCCCGGTTCAATCGGCGGGTCCTCTGGATCACGGAACACCGTTTCCGAGCGCTCCATCTTCACTCCGCCATGCGCCGTTCTGTCGAGGCGTGCAAGCAGCACGAGAATGTCATCCGGAAGGTCGCCGACGGCGATGCGGGCTGCCTGATCCCTGGTGATGATGGGTGTTATTTCGGGCTGTGAATGCTCATACACAACCGCTGTCTTGAGCGCCCACTGGCGAAGTAGCGCGATCTCGTGCGATGCGAGGAATCGCATGTCGTTGTGCGACGACAGCGAGGTTGCCAGTGGGATGAACCGCCTCTCGAGGTGACTCATCCACCCCGAATTGCATGCCTCGCATACGACCCTCACGGTCTTGCGCGGAAGGGGCACATCGAGCTGATTCTCGTGCACAACGGTCTGCGGAGGGCCTAGTGCGCCCGGTCGGCTGCCACCGCGTTGCAGAGTCTCCCGCCAACGTCGCTTATCGGGCGTTGCTGGGAACAGTTGCCATTGTCGCTCGACCCACCGTGGGAGCAGGTGTTCCTTGGTGAGCGGCGCGCTTGACTCGCAGAAGAGACACGCGCGTTTACGCTGGGTCATGTCGACGCCCCAATTCGTCGGCACGCCCTGGCATTCGGTGTTGCAGCACCGGCCAGGGCGAATCAATTCTGAGGGGCAGATTACATGCAGAAACCGCTGGAGGAAGGATTCGAACCTCCGCGCCGTCACGCGTGGCAGCACCAGTACTCCGAGCGCGATCGTCTCGGTGGCCCCGTTCGTCCGCTCCGGGAACTCCAGCGGTTTCGCAATCCAACGGTATCAGCGCAGATCAGTCCGCATCAACGGCCAGGCAGCCTGTTTGCTCTGCCGTAGCCCGCCCATAACGCCGGGTATGGGCGGGGCGTCTGATACCGCTTAAATAGAACGATGCAGGTCATCGACTATGTCTGCGCTGGAGCGCAGTTACGGATGAAATAGGGCTCAGGGTTCCCAGTCGTCGCCGAGCACCGCGGCCAGCCGGTCGGTGAGGTCGGAGGCTTCGGGTCGTCGGCTGTACACGACGTCCTCACACTCCACCGACAGCGCCAGCAACTCGGGGTCGGGTGGCGCCCACCCACCATCCGTGCGCGCCTGCTCATTCGCCTGACGACGACGCATCACCGACGCCACAGCCTGAGCAGCAGCCCGCAGCGTCTCCCGATCAGTCACCCGGCCATCATCGCAGGGAACCGTCCCGGTGCCGGCTGCGTCCAAGCAGCATGGTCTACGACGTCCTCGCCATCATCGTCTGCCTGTGTGCCGCGGGACTGCTCGTGCTCACCGCACCGAAACCGTGAGAAGTGTTGCACGCCAATAGAATTGCGTGCTACTGTCATGTCACAAGTTCAGAGCGGGTGAGGTTCAGGAACAGCCACTGATCGCCGACGCGGGAGCGACCCGGCCACTGAAGGAAACAATGAGAACCCGATCGCAGAGGCCCATGATGCGACACCCGCCCTGAACCTGGACAACCAGAAGCGCCCCACCTCCACCACGGAGAGCGGGCCGTTTTCCGTCGTGTCAGCAGTACTCGGTCTGTCCCGCGTCACACAGCTGGTCCCGCACCCACGGGCTCGGCCCTTCGCTGCGCTCCGCCTCCTCAGCTCCCTCGCGGTTCTGCTCGATCAGGCACTCGGCGGTCTCGCACGGGGTGTCGCCGATTGGGGCGTCGGTGTCGATGAGCCCGTCGCCGTCCTTGTCCCACCCGGGCGGAATGTCGCTACCACCCTCGGGTGCGCCGGTGTCCGGAGCCGGGGCGGGTGCCGGGGTCTCGGTGGCGGCGGGGGCCGGCGTCGACGGCGGGGCGACCTTCTGCCGCCAGTCCGCCGGGAGTTTCCACTCGACCCGCTGATCGACGTCGCCGACCTTCAGGTGGTAGCCGATCGCGGTCGTCATAATCGGCACGACAATCGTCGGCGACCCGTCCTTGCTCGAGTTCGGCGGCACGTCGATGAACGACACCGATCCGTCGCACGGGAAGTCTTCCCCGGCCGCCTGGGACACCTCGAGGTTCTGTGCCACCTTGTTCTGATCGTTGACGTAGTAGATGTCGGACGGCCACAACCACTGCTGCGTCTCCATGCCGCCGGTCTCGATCGTCGCGACGAACTTCGACTGCACCACCTCCGGGTTGAGCGCCGAGTTGCACCCAGCGGTGTCCAATCGGGTGTCGGTGACGGTAAGGACTTTCGCGCCGTCGGCGTCGGTGATGGTGACGGGCTCCCCGATCGCGACCTCGATCGCTCCGCGCGAGTTCGTCGGCACCGACGAGGATGATGCATCGGTCGAGATGGGGCTCGTGGCGGCGGGGTCGTCGCCGCTGCCGCACCCGGCAACGAGGACGATCGCGGCTGCCGTGCAGAGGGCTGGGAGGTAGCGTGTCATGTTTCCGCAGCGTATTCGACGTGCGCCTCGGAGACAGGGCTACGCGCGTGATCCGTGGTGGAGCCAGTGCGACACATATCCCATTCTTGCGGTTACGCCGCTCATTGTCGGAATGGGATCGTACTGTCAGTGCATGCGAGCGATCATCTACTGCCGCGTCTCATCCGATCCGCACGCCCGCGGCAAGTCCGTCACCGAACAAGAAGCCGACTGCCGGGCCACCTCGAAAGCCCACGGCTGGGACATTGGCGAAGTGCTCGTCGACAACGACCGCGGCGCCTCCCGATACTCCCGCAAAGACCGCCCCGCATACCGGCGTCTCGCCGAGACCCTCGCTCCCGGTGACGTCCTCGTCACCTGGGAAGCGTCCCGCGCGCAACGCGACCTGAGCGCCTACCTCCAGCTCCGCGACCTCTGCGCCGAACGTGGCGTGCTGTGGAGCTACTCCGGCCGCACCTACGACCTCGCACGCGGCGACGACCGTTTCACCACCGGTCTCGACGCGCTGCTGTCCGAGAAGGAAGTCGAGGTCACACGCGAGCGCGTACTCCGGTCGATGCGCGCCAACGCCGCCGCCGGCCGACCGCACGGAAAGCTGCCGTACGGGTACATGATCGTCCGCGACCCGCACACCGGGAAGACCCTCGACCGCGTCGCCAACCCGGACACCGCGCCGACCTTTCGGGAAGCCGTCCAGCGGGTCCTCGACGGCGACTCGCTGTACGCGGTGTGCCAGGACTTCAACGCCCGCGGCGTCCCGGCGCCGCGGCCACGCCGCGACGGCACACCGGCGAAGTGGATCCCCGTGACGCTCCGCAAGATCCTCGAGTCCCCCACCTACGCCGGTCTGCGCCTGTCCAATGGTGAGGTGATCGGCCAGGCGACGTGGGAACCGCTCATCAGCATGGAGGAGCACGAGCGGCTGAAAGCACTGTTTGCCGATCCGCACCGCCTCACGCACCGGGGCTCGGAGCCACAGTGGTTGCTGGCGGGGATCGCGCGGTGCGGTGTGTGCGGTGCGACGGTGAAGCGGATCAAGAGCCGCGGCGTCCAGACGTACACGTGCCGCGACGGGTTCTGCGCGGCCCGCATGGTGACGACGGTCGAGGACTATGTCGTGGAGGCGATGATGCGGCGCCTCGAGGGGCAGGACCTCGTCGGCCAGATCGATTCGGACAATGCCGAATACGCGTCCGCGGTCGAGGCGGTGCGTGCGCTGCGGCAGCGGCTCGATTCGTTCACCGACGCCGCGGCCGACGGTGAGGTGACTCCGGCGGCGCTCGCCCGCATCGAAGCGAAGTTGCTGCCCCAGATCGAACGGGCAGAGGGTCGGGTGCGGGCGTTGGCCCACTCCCCCGCGGTGGCGAAGATCGCCGGCGCGGGTGCGCGGGAGCGGTGGGAGGCGCTGACGGTGCGAGATCGCCGCGACCTCGTCCGGGCGCTCGTCGACGTCCAGATCCATCGAGTTGGGAAGGGCCGCCGGAACGTCCCGATCGGTGAGGGCATCGGGCTCACCTGGCTGTGAGTCAGCGGCGCCGCGCGCGTACACGCCGCAACCGGTTCACGAGGACCGGTGCGTGCGCGAGGGCCTCGGGGTCGTCGAGCAGGTTGTTGACGCGCTGCCAGAACCGGGTGACCGAGATCCCGAACTCGGCGTGGACCGCGTCGGCCTGGTTGCCGGCGTAGTTCCATCGGTGGGCGGCGAAGTCGAGCAATCCGCGGTCGTCGTCAGTCATCGGCCAGCCGTTCGTTCAACCACGCGCGTTCGTCGTCGGTGAGGGACCGGACGAACGCGAGGAGCATCGGCACGTCCACCCACAGCTCTGCGGCGGCCTCATTGGCATGCCGCGTCCACCGCAGGGTGTCGGCCAGTGCCTCGAGTGTGATCAGCCGGCGAGACGCGATCGTCTCCACCGTCCGCTCCTCCCGCGCCCGCAGCACGCGGTCTCGCGGGAACACCTGCCGCTCGTCGTGGACGAGCTCGTGGGTGATGGTGCATCGTCGGGTGACCTGACCGTCGGCGGTGTTGATCGTGACATCGTTGCCACGCAAACAGCCGCGCCGGCCGTCTGGCAGTCGTTTGAACTCGATGTTCAGATGCTCGCGGCGCCGAGCGTCTCTCCACGGGTGGTACATGCCACGCACGCTAAGCTGCGGCACCGACAAAAACAGCCCTGACCAGGAATTACACGACTGTCATTCGGGATCATCGGGACTGAGTCGCACCATTCCCTGACGAAGCATTGGCAGGACCGGTCGTTCGAGTCCGAGCTGGCTGGCGAGGTTGCCGATCGCTGCTCTCAGATACGGGAAAGCAGCGAAGATCCCGACTCGCTCGGCGAACTCGCGGACGACGTCGTCGGGCACTTCCGCCACGGGCTCCTTCAGAACGTAGACGGCAGCCGCATCCGCGGTGTATGTGGCACCAGACCCGGACAACTGCAGCCGGAAACGAAGCTGCAACTGACTATCTGCCTGGTTGGTCAGAACCCTGATGAACCACTTCGGGTCTCCCTCCGAGTCGTTCCGCTCGCCATGCACCTCGTAGAACCGAACGTCTACAAGCTCCGTCGCGTCAAGGAGTTGGTCACAGGATTCGTAGGGATTGACGGTCATGCCGCGAGGGCGAAGGAACCGGACGCACCGATCGATGCCCAGTCGATGTCTGCTGCTGCTACCACTCGCTCAGGTGCGGGCGACGCAACCTCTGGCGACTCGGAAATGTGAGTGTCGACCCACTTCGACTCGACCTGTTCGGCGCTGATGACATCAAGGGCGAGTGCAGCCTTGCATTGCGTCAGGTACTCCCTGAGGTCAGAGAGCCGTGGGTCGCTGTCGAGGCGTTCCATGCGCGAGATGGTGCTGTTGTCGACCCCCATAAGGTCTGCGAGACGGCGCTGACTGAGCCCCGCTGCCTCGCGAGCCGCCACGAGCTGCTTCTTGAATGCGACCTCGGCGGCCGCGGACATACGCGCTGCGATTTGCTTCTTCGTTCTCATCTCGTCACAGGCTCCCTTGCATGGATGGTCAGGGCACTAGTGTTGCACGGCCTGCAACACCTTGTCACCTAAGAGTTCGCCACCCTACGCCCTTCGCGTTACACCAGCGACGCACGATTCCGACAGCGCTTCTGATTTGTGCAGACTGCCTGCTTGACGACACGGGAACCAAGGTGTTCCGGATCTTCTGCGTCGTCTGCTTGCGCGTCTTGTGGGCGAGCAGCGCGGCGAGCAGTGCGCGGCCTAGGTCCGGTTCCGCGAAGTACACGCGATACTCTCGGCGGCCGCCCTCGCTAGCGCGGTGCACACCCTGGGTCTTGATCTCACCCATCCAGGGCATGTTGTTCTGCCTCACCCCCTGCCGCTTACCCATGGGCGCGCTGTACGAGTCGGGGTCGAATCCGCGGTCGGAGGTCGCCGCGGACATCACCTCGTCAATAAACTCCAGCGCAGTGACCTCCCACGGCGTGGCGTCGTCTGGATCGGCTGGGTTGCGTTCGTTATCGAGTCTGTGACGTTCGTCCACGTACGGGTCCGACTCGTGCCACACGCAATTGCCTTCATCGCCACGAGATCGCGAATCGTCCTGAGTCACATGTCTCCCCGTTCCGCATCTGCGTCCATCTGCCGGCGGATCATCTCAGTCTCCGACGGACCGCCAACGTCACGGCCGACCAGGTCGTAGTCATCACCTGGTGGGGCATCGAGCTCTTCTTCCACGAAGCTGGTTGCCGTCTGGCGGGCTTGGATCATCGGACCTCCCCAGATCGAGTTCGTTGCGATTTGGGCCTTGATCACGATGACGAGTGCCTCAAGCAGCGAATCGGGTCTCGGCGAATCGTCGCCCAGCAGGGTGAGGATTTCGACCGCCCCGTCCATGACTGCTTCTGGGCCGCCGAGGATGTGGATGCCAACGTCGACGGCAGATCGTTGCGCATCCTCGGCGATGGAGTAGACGCGGCTTCCCGGGCCGGCAACCTCGCGAGCCTCGTTGACGATGATGGCCGTGTCTTCGATGAGCCGATCCAGCAGTGTGGCGATGTCGTGTAGGTCGGCGGTTGCGCGATTGTCAGCGGACCGTTCGACGGGGGTCGGTTCGCCTCCTTCGAGGGTTCTGTTGGCGCTGCCTTCCTCCCACTGCAGCGCTGCGTCGAGCTTGCGCATGGTCGATGGACTCACCTTGGGAGCGGTCCCGTTCTCGATGCCGGTGAGAGTGCTGTTGGACGGGCCGCCAGCTTTCCATACGTCGAGTTGGCTCAGCCCGAGTTGGCGGCGTCGCTCCACGAGGTACGTGCCTAGGCGGGCAACGTTCTTGGTCATGCACTTGAGGCTGCCTGAAAGTTTTGGCAAACCCAAGCGTCGAATGGCAAATCACATAAATGTGACCTGACCAGCTATTCAAGTTACATCCTTGAGTTTTGGCCGCTGGTGGCAGGTTTTCCAAGTTCTAACCTTGGATCGTGCTTGGGTTTGCCGTAGTATCGAAGCGTGACTACAGCACGATCCAAGTACGAGGCTTCGAGGAAACTGCGAACTCCTCCACACGTGTCCATCCGGAATCTCCGGATGGTTGCAGGGCTGACCTTGGACCAGCTCGTCGAGAGGCTGAATGAGGCCGCGGGCTTCTCGTTCTCACGCGGCGCGATGTCCGCAGTCGAAAGCGGGCTTCGCGGCGCCTCTGCCGAACTCCTCGCAGCACTCGAGCTGGCGTACGGACTTGAGCCCGGTTCGATCGACGTGAACTACGAACGCCGCGCGTCTACCACCCGCTCGGAGCTGGCGTCGTGACCGCGAAGCAATACGACGCGGACCGCTGGCCGCTCGCGCCTGGCAACGCGCCGGACGACGTTGAGGCCGCGCTCCGCGCCGAGGAGGAGAAGTGGCCTGAGCCGACCGCCGCTCAGCGCTCCCGCATCTCGTCCGTCTTCCGCCGCACCGATCGAAAGGCCATCGCGTGAACGCCTACCTGATGCCCTTCAACTACGAGGGTCACACCGTCCGCACCGTCGTCATCGACAGCGAGCCGTGGTTCGTCCTCGCCGATCTCTGCCGCGTCCTCGAACTGGCCGCCGTGGGGCGGGTCGCGTCGCGTCTCGATGAGGGTGTGCGTCAGACGCACACCCTTTCCACAGCGGGCGGCGCCCAGCAGATGACGATCGTGTCCGAGTCCGGCATGTACGAGGTCGTCATCCGGTCGGATAAGCCCGAGGCTGTCGCGTTCCGCCGCTGGATCACCGGGACCGTGCTCCCCGAGATCCGTCGCACCGGCTCCTTCAACGCGACACTCCCCCAGAGCCGGGAAGAGCGATTCGCGATTGCCCTGACCGAAGCCGGCCAGATGCTCGCCGAGCGTGACGAGCGGATCGCCGAACTCGAACCCAAGGCCGAGGTCGCCGACCGGCTCCTCGACGCGAGCGGTGACTACTCGGTGAAGGACGCCGCCGACGTCCTCACCCGCGCCGGCATCAAGACCGGACAGGCCCGGCTGTTCGCCGTCCTCGCGCACCACGGATGGATCCACCGCGCGAAGGGCGACGGCAAGTGGCGCTGTTACGCCCACGCGATCCAGACCGGCTATGTCGCTCCGCTCCCCCAGTCGCACTACCACCCGAAGACCGGCGTGCTGGTCCTCGATCCGCCGCAGGTCCGAGTCACCACGAAGGGCCTGCAACGTCTCCTCACCGAGCACGGCGCCCAGCCGGTTCTCACCCCATAGTCCCCCGTCGCCCGGCCGTGTTCGACGGGGAAGGCCGGGCGGCGGGTTATCCGCCCTCAGAAGGGAACCAGCCCATGTTCTTTGAGTTTGTCCTCCAGAATCTCGGATTCTGCACCGTGACAGCCTTTTTCGTCGGCGCCGGCGTCATCGTGCTCGCCGATTTGTGCCGCGGCGCGTTCGCCCGTGACGTCGACGCCCTGACCGTCCGCAACGGCGAGATCGTCGAGGTCGACCAGTGAGCGCCGGCGCGGTCGAGCTGATCCGCAGCATCCGCGACCTGCACCCGACGGCGAGCGTCAACGTGTCGGTCCAGCCGAATCCCGAGCCAGAAGACGGCGCGTTCGCCTGGGTATCGGTCATTGGCCTGCCGACCTACCAATACCCCGAGTTCCGTCGGGGCGAGTTCGGCGACGACCACATCCTCACCGTCCGCGGGCCCGACCGCCGTGACAATTCGGCGACCCTCTCGGTGACGCGGTACCACGACGACAACGTGGACGCCGCTCTGCAGACCGCTCTGGACTACATCACCGCGCAGGCGGGGGCGGGCCAGTGACTTCGGCATCGCGCTACGACAGCGCCAACATCCCAGCGAACATCGCCGAGACGCCGACCTCGGACCAGATCGAGAAGCGTCGCCAGGCGATCGGCTGCGCGTTCGAGCACCTCGCGGTCGCGTGCGCACGCAAGGGCGTCGACGTCGCCATCGTCCAGACGTCTCTCGTCGGCAAGCCGGCACTTCGCGTCGCAATCACGAACCAGCGCAACGGCGAACGCCTCACCGAACGCGGCGATCTCCACGAGATCCTCGACCGCGCCCGGGATCGGCTCAACCGAGAGGACTGGGACCGATGACCGAGCGCCTGACGGTCCAGGTGGCCGTCGCCCCCGACGAACTGCGGGAGTGGGCGGGGAAGCACGCCGATTCCGGTCACGCGGGTGTCGCCCACGTGCTGTACGAGGCGGCGTCCCGCTACGAGAAGCTGATCGAGGTCGCGACCGCGCCCGTCGGCCAGCGGATCCGCACCGACTTCCTCACCCAGGCAGAGGTTCTGCCGTGCCCCGAGGGCTGGTCGTGGACGGTCGTCGAGTACCCCGCGTACCACCGGGCGTGCCAGGACGGCATCCCCACGCTGCACCTCGAGTACGGCTGCGACGACGACATCGAGTTCGTCTACCTCATCGGCCGCCACGACCTGGCGACGGAGGTGGCGCCGTGAGCCTCGCCGACATCGACCGCCAGCAGTGGGGGACCGACGAGCGCCGTGCCCAGCGTGCGGAACGTCGCGGCGGCCCGCATCCCGACGACGTCATGCCCGACGTCGACCGCAGCCGTCACCTGCGGATCGCGAACGGGCAGCCCGCTTTCGAGATCGCAACCCCGCCTCCCGCGCCGAACAACCGCGGAATTCCCCAGGTTCGCCGGGACCTCATCGCGTTCTGCCGGGCGCACGTCAACACCTGGGTTCGATACCACGCCGCTGGCAGCGAAGACCTCAAGGCGAACACGCTGGCCCGCTACATCGACATGGGGATGGGCGGGTTCGGACCCGGGTTCTCCTGCGCCACACGCGGGGGCGGCACTGAGCTGTACGTGCTGTACACCCCAGTTGGCGGTGACCGGTGAACTCGATCAACTCGACGGTGTTCGTGCCCGGTCCCGGTCAGTTGAAGCGGTGCCGGGGCTGCTCGGAGCTGATGTTCTTCGCCGTCACCCGGGACGGCCGATCGATCCCGGTCGATCACAAACCCGCCTCGGACGGGAACCTCGCGGTCGCGCCGCTGCAGGACGGCGAGAAGCTGCCCCGCGCGACTGTCGTCACCCCCGGGCAGGCCGCCGGTATGCGTGCCGCCGGCGTTCCGGTGTTCTCTCCGCACTTCGCGTCCTGCCCCGAAGCCGATTCGTTTCGCCGCCGCGGCCGTGCGCGCGGCGCCCGCCAGAAAGGACGGCCCCGATGACCTTCGGCCGAGTCCGCTACGAGGACATCGACAACCGCACCCAGGAGGCCCGCGCCGTGCAGGTCGGCGGCGACGTCCTGAGGGACGGCCGCTGGGTCGTCATCCACAAGGACGACGGCACCCGGACCGAGATCCCCGAAACCAACGTCATCTCCATCGACTACCCCCAGAAGGGCTGACACACCCATGAACGCAGACACCACTGAGGACCGCGTCACCACTCGACTCCGACCGAGCCCGTTCACCAATGTCGCCGACGACGGCCGCAGCCGATTCGCCGAGCGCGACGACTTCCGCGACCTCACCCCGTACGAGGAGGCGATCCTCCACGGCATGACGAAGCCCGCCTACTTCCCGGGCCGTGGCTACTTCATGGTGCAGGGCGTCTATCAGGGGTATACCGACGACCGGGTCATCACCCACCGCGACGGCACCATCGAAGTCGTCCCGGACCCGCGCATCGCCCGCACCGAACGCCGCCGCGCGAAGAACAAGGCAGGCCGAAAGTCCCGCCGCATCAACCGGATTCGAGCACAGCGATGAGTGTCCGCATCGACACCACTGCAGACCTCGAACTGGGGCGCTACGCAGACGACGAGTGGACCAACGTCGCGTCCGTCCGGCCGGCCCTCATCGCTCCGATCGACCTCGAAGACGGCCGCGGCGCCCGCATCCGCTTCAACGCGGACCTCGGTGCCATCGCCGACACCGCCGAAGTGATCGTCCCGTTCACCGACCTGGCCGAGTTCGTCGACCAGGTGCGCGACGGCGACATCGACGGCTTCGAAGACGCCCTCGACCACCTGCCGCCCCGCGGGAAGTCCCGCAAGTACATCGACGCCTACACCCTGGGCCAGGTCGAGGCCCGGGGGAGGGCCGAGTGATGACCGAACCCCGCACCCTCGCTGACGTCGTCGAGCGCGTCGTCACCCTCGCCCAACACGACCCCGACGCCTGCGCGATCGTGTCACCGGCGTACGGCAACAAGGCACCCCACATCCTCGACGGCCAGCCGAACACCATGATCGCCGGCGTCCTCGAGCTCGGCGCCGCCCTCGAACGCGGCCTGTCGTGGAACGTCGCACCCGCGTCGACGCTGCTGCGATCACTCAACCACCGGTGGGCCACCCCCGCCGACGTCGCCCGCGCCGACTGGCTCGACCGCGTCGTCGAAGCCGAACAGTCCGGCGCCACACGCCTCGACTCGATCCGCACAGCCGGGGAGGTGCCCCGATGACCACGTACGCATTCGTCGACACCGAGACGACCGGGCTCGACCGTGGCGCCGAGGTCTGGGAGTTCGCCGCGATCATCCGCCGCACCGACGGCGAGTCGACCGTCCACATCCACATCGACCACGACTTCGAGCACGCCACCACTCTCGACGAGAAGTTCCGCGCCGACCACGATGCCCGGTTCGGCGCCGCCACCGACATGCACGTCTACACCCGGGCCGGCGCCGCCAGCATCATCCACGCCGCGCTGTACGGCGCGCACATCGTGGGCGTCAACCCCGCATTCGACGCCAAGATGCTCGAGCGGCTCCTCGACGTGGCGGACCTGCAGCCGTCGTGGCACTACCGCGTCATCGACCTCAGCGCGATGACGCTCGGATACCGCGTCGCGCAACGGCAGGCCGACGGATACGAGAACCTCCCCGTCGACATCCCGTGGCGCTCCGACGACCTCGCCAGCCAGGTGATGCCCATGGTGACCCCCGAAGGCGACCCGATGTATCTGCGACACACCGCCCTCGGTGACGCGCGCTGGTGCCGCGACTGGTGGGACGCCCTCACGACCCTTCGTGAGGAGGAGTACTGATGACCGCGATCGAGGTGAAGAACCCGCCGGCCCCCGGCACCCCGGAGTGGCAGCGCGTCGTGTCTCCGTCAAAGATCCCCGCGCTGCTCGGAGTTTCGCGGTTCAAGTCGCAGTACACCGTGTGGCACGAGATGGCCGGCCTCGTCGAACCCGCACCCATCTCCGAGCCCCGCCAGGACGATTTCGACTACGGGCATGCGTGCGAGCTCGCCGCCCGCGAGTACTGGCTGTACAAGAACCCCGGGTGGCGGCTGTCCCGCGGCGAGGTGGCCTACCGCAACGACACCATCGCGTTCCCGCACCTCGCGACCCTCGACCTCCGGGCGTCGCGCGGCAGCATCCGCAAGGTCGTCGAGGTGAAAACCGCACGCGATAAGGAAGAGTGGGGCGACGACGGGTCCGGCGAGGTGCCGACCGACTACGCCGCCCAGGTGATGGCGCAGCAGCACATCACCGGCTGGACCGACGAGCCCGCCGACATCGTCGTGTGGTTCCAGTACGGCAAGCCGAAGATCTACCACGTCGAGTACGAACCCCGTCTGGCTGCAGCGATGTTCGCGCGCGTCGCGCAGATGTGGCCCACGATCGCCGCCGCCACACCACCACCCGCCCTGGACGATTCGGTGTCGACCTACGAGACCGTGCGGGCGCTCCACCCGGAGATCGACGGCTCGACCGCCGTCCTCGACCCGGTCCTCGCCCGGGACTACCTCGCGGCCGACGCCGAGCTGAAAGCCATCACCGCGCGGCACCGCGGACTCAAGACCCGCGTCCTCGACTTCATGGGGTTCGCCCAGTTCGCCGTCGCGGGCTCCCCCGAGAAGAAGGTGGCGCGCCGCCAGCGAGGCAAGGGCAAGGCAATCGCCTTGCACGCCAACACCAGTACCGATCCCGACAGCATCACCGTGAAGGAGAGCAACGCCGCATGAGCAGCACCGAAATCGCCACCAAGCAGGGTGCGATCGCCACACAGCCCACCTCCGAACTCGCCATCGCACCCGGCCAGTCCGAGTTCACCGACGCGCAGGTCGCCGCGCTCGCCCAGCTCGGCGTCCAGGACGCCTCGCCGGGGGACCTGCAGGTGTTCTTCCACCAGGCCAAGAGCACCGGCCTCGACCCGTTCAAGAAGCAGATCTACATGATCGGCCGGAAGACGAAGACCGGTGGCTACCGCGGGGAACCCGAACGGTGGGAGACGAAGTGGACCATCCAGGTCGGCATCGACGGATACCGGCTCGGTGGCCGCCGCGTCGTCAACGCCCTCGGGATCAAGCTCGACCAGGACGGACCGTACTGGCACAACGGCACCGACTGGGTCGACGTGTGGCTCGACTCGAAGAACCCGCCGCAGGCCGCGAAGTTCGTCATCATCCGCGACGGTGAGCGGCACGTCGGGATCGCGAACTACTCCGAGTACGTGCAGACCAACAGCAATGGTCAGCCGAACTCGATGTGGAAGAAGATGCCGGCCAACCAGCTCGCCAAGTGCGCGGAGGCCGCGGCCTGGCGGCACGCCTTCCCCGACACGTTCTCCGGGGTGGTGTTCGAGGACGCGGCCCATCACACGGTGATCGACTCCGAGGTCGTCGACGAGGCACCGAAGAAGGAAGGCGGCCGTGGCGCCGCCGGACTCGCCGCAGCGCTCGGCGTCACCGACGAGCAGCCCTCCGAATCGAGCCCGGAACCGGAACAGTCGCAGGTCGTGGACGCGGACGTCGAGGCCGCGGACGAGCCGACGAAAGAGCAGTTCAAGCGGCTTAACGACCTGTTCGTCGCCGCCGGACTGACCAAGGACGACAAGAACGGCCGCCGCATCGTCGCCGCCCAGCTCGTCCCGGACCGGAACGCGGACGCGCCGCTGACCGCAGCGAACGTAGATCACATCGCCGACATGCTGCAGCAGCTCCGCGATCAGGGAGACCAGGTGCTCATCGACACCGTCGAGAGCCTCATCACCGAGCACGACACGGAAGGACCTGCCCAATGACCACCACCGAGTTCTCGCCCAACGCCGCACAGTTCACCGCCACCACCCAGCCGAAGAAGAAGGCGCGTCCCGACCGCGACCTCGTCATCTACTCGACGAAATCCGGCAAGTGGCACTGGAAGATCCTCACCCCGAACGGCCAACAGGTGCAGGCCCGCTCCGGCCCGGACGGCTACAAGCGCCGCGACGACGCCACGACCGCCGCCCGCCGGCTCCTCGCCACCCTCGCCGACTCCGCGGTCCGCCTCGTCGTCCACAAGGCCGACGGCACCATCGACGACCGCGGACTCATCTCGTGAGCTCGGGTCGCACGCACACCGCCGAGTTCTGGGCGGACAAACGGCGCGCCCTGGACTGGTACACCGTCAAGGAGTGCCGGGACGTCGGCGACAGCTACGAGTTTTCCACGACCGACAGCACCGCATTCGTTCGGTCGAAGACCGACGTCGGTGAAGCGTTCGAGCCCGGTGACACGTTCGCGTTGGAGACGGTCAACTTCTCCCTCATCACCGGCCTGATGGATTCGGACGGCGTCTGGCGCTTCCGGATGACCGACGAGGACCTGGCCGAGCAGGCGCGTCGCCAGTCGCAGGCGTTCCACGATCGGAAGGTCGTCGAGCTGGAGAAGAACAAGGCCGCGTGGTGGGCGATCGAAGAGTCTCTGCCGGAATGGATTCGCGCCCGCATCAACCACTTCCGCAACGCGGCCGGTGAGAAGTTCCTCCTCGACGGCTGGGGCTACGAGCTGGCCGTCGCGCAGCTCGCTGTCGCCTACGCCGACCGCAACGAGGCCGAGGTGGACCGGATCGCCGAGGAATGCGGCACGTCGGGCAACCAGCACGACATGGCGAAACTGCTCGCCCAGCTACACACCGAGGGCCGCGACGCCGACATCGCCAACTCGGTATCCGCGCTCGCCCCGCTGACCGGATCGGCGGACTACTCATGACCGGCCAGCACTCCGACGTCGACGACGCTCGGCACTTCCTGACCGAGGCGAAGAACAATCCCGGCGCCGCGGGCTACCACCTGGTGGTCGCGCAGACCCACGCGATCCTCGCGCTCGTCGACGCCCTCACGACCCTCGCCCTCCCGACCATCAACGACACCCGCGAAGGCACCTCATGACCAACTACGACGACACCACCGGCCTCCCCACCGAACGCCACCAGGCGCCCGCCGGCATCCCGAAGGCGAACGACAACAACGGGTTCGAGGTGCCCCTCGGCTCAGGCATCACGATCAACGGCCGCACCTACACCTCCGCACTGGTCCAGCTGACCGGCGGTGCGAGTGACTTCCCGATCTTCAACCCGCCCTACGAGGAAGAGATCAGAACCTACATCGTCAAGGCCCAGTTCGACGGATTCGGGTTCGTCACCCGCGGCGACGAGTCCCACCTCGTCATCAAGATGAAGCACTTCGTGTTCTACGACCGAGAGCTCGGGCCGCTCAACGACTTGCAGCGAGTCAACACCCCGGAGGAGATCGCCGCGTTGAAACGCAAGGCGAAGGAAGCCGCCGATGAGAATCCCGACGCCGATGTCGACACCAGCGGCGGACTGTTCGACGACGCCGGCAACGTGACCGGCGACCTCGACGCCGACACCGAGGACGAACCGGCCCGTGCGCCGGAACCGGACAACGTTGTGCGGCCCGCGTTCTCCGACCAGAAGAAGGACGGTGACGACTGATGGGCGGCACCCTCACCAACGTCACGACCTTCGAGATCGAGACATGCTGCAGCTGCTCGGTCCAGTTCGCCATGCCGACCGAGCTGCAGAACCGCCGGCGCCGCGATCACCAGCTGTTCTGGTGCCCCAACGGGCACAGCCAGCACTACACCGGCAAGACCGAGGAACAGAAGCTCCGCGAGCGCCTCGAGCGCGAGGAACGCCGAGCCGCCAACGCGGAGGAGAACGTCCGCATCGAACGCGCCTCCCACGCCGCGACCAAGGGACGACTCACCGCCACCAAGGGGCAGCTCACGAAGACGAAGAAGCGGATCGCGAACGGCGTATGCCCCTGCTGCCATCGATCGTTCGTCAACGTCGCCCGCCACATGCAGTCCCAACACCCCGACTTCTCCGAAACGAAGGGCTGACCGCGATGCCGTTCGTGCTGCTGGCCCTGGCCAACTTCGCTCTCTTCCTGCTCGCTCTCGCCGCCATCATCACCGGCGGTGTGCTGCTCTTCGCCGCCGCCTGGGTGTTGCTCGTCGTCGAAGCGCTCTCCGTCCTCGGATGGACACGGATGGCAGCACGCCGCATGAACCAACCGAAAGGAACCCGATGAACATCACCCGAGGCCAGTCCGTCGGCTGGTACTCCGGCGACGACGGCGAGGTCTGCCCCCAGTGCATGGCCAACACCCTGAACGGCCAGGTATGACGAAGCACAACAACCCGACCAACGCCGACATCGCCCACCGCGGGCTGATCCTGCGGGGCCAGGTCGGCTCCGGCCTGCACGGCGTCACGACCGGCGCCGACGACCGCGACGAGATGGGCGTGTGCATCGAGCCACCCGAGTACGTCGTCGGCCTGAACACGTTCGATCAGTACGAGTTCCGAACCCAGCCCGACCACCACCGCTCCGGAGCGGGTGATCTCGACCTCGTCGTTTACTCCTTGCGGAAGTGGGTGCGTCTCGCCGCGGCCGGCAACCCGACGATCCTGCTGCTGCTGTTCATCCCGGACCGCGAGATCGTCCACCGCGACACCGTCGGGATCAGCTACGAGATCCAGGTCGCCGCGGACCTGTTCGTCACCCGGCAGGTCGCAGCCAAGTTCGGCGGTTACCTCGTGTCACAGAAGGAACGGATGCTCGGCCTGCGGTCACAGCGCACCAACCGCCCGGAGCTCGTCGACACCTACGGGTTCGACACCAAATTCGCCTACCACATGGTGCGCCTCGGTCTACAGGGCGTCGAACTCCTCACCACCGGACGTATTCAGCTGCCGATCGCCGAACCGGATCGGACGTGGCTGACCGAGCTCCGTGCCGGGAAGCACACGAAGGAGGAGGCGCTCGACCGCGCCGATGACCTTCTGGCGCAGCTCAACAACCTCCGTAACCATGCGGCCCTGCCTGAGCGACCCGACATGGAGGCGATCAACGAGAAGCTCATCCGCTGGTACAACGACGGTTGGGACTGGCTGTGGTCCTCATGAGCGAATTCACCATCGACGACATCGCGATCGCCGTCGAGATCCCCGGCGTCTACGACGGCACCAGCGCGTATCTCCTGACGGACGGCACCTGGCGCAACCGGTGGGACGGACTGAGCCTCCCCAGACGCCAGCAGGCGACCGCAGCGTGGATCGAGCAGCACGGTGACGCATTCCGTGAAGCCAACCGCGACCTCCTTGAGGCCGGTGGGTCGTGACCCTCGTCCTGACTGCTGACGAGCGGGACCTCCTCCGCGACGCCCACCGTGTCATCGCCCCGATCGTCGCAACGTCCGGCATGGCCGACAACGTGCGCACCACCATGTCCGGCGGCGGAAACGGCCGATTCTCCCACCGCGTGCGCGGCAACCGGCTCACCGGCTGGTGGCCCTCCCAGTGGAAACCGGAACGCGAGGTGTCGATCACGCTGACCCGCGTCCAGAAGTGGGCCGACAGCCTGCCCGACGAGCTGCGTGCCCGTGCACTGGTCGCGTGGCGGGTGTACCCGGTCAACACCCGCGACCTCCCAGCCCTCTACCGCATCACCCTCGAAGCGATCGACCTCGAAGCGATCGACCTCCAAGCACGACCCCAGCCCACACCCGGCCAACAACTCGACCTGTTCCAGGAGGTGTCATGACCGACCTCGTCCCGAGCGCCGAAATCGAGCGCATCGTCGGAATGCCCCGGCACGACACGAAACACCTCGCGCGCGCCGTCAGTGCGACTCAGACCGTGTTCGTCCTCCACTCCCGTGAATGCCTCGACAGCGAAATCGATCTCCGAGCGTGCCGATACAGCCTCGCCCTCGACCGCGGCATCCAGGAGGACATCTGGTCGCGACACTGCGACACGCCCGTCGAGATCCGCATCCGCGACACCCGCCTCGTGCCGGTCCAGTCGATGTCCGGTGGCCAGGGCGCCATCGACCTCGGCGGTGGTGAGTGATGCCGCAACGCATCCAGCGCCAACGCTCGAAGGGCTGGCGGATGCCCGAAGGCGCGGTGTACGTCGGGCGTCCGACGAAGTGGGGCAACCCTTTCGTCGTCGGCGAGGTCTACGACCGTCTGCACTACCGCAGCAAGACGATGTCGGGCGCCAAGGATCTGCGTGTCCGAGACCGGGCCCACGCCGTCGATCTGTATCGAAGGTGGCTCAACGGGACGGCCCACCACCTCAACGCGTTCAATCCGCCAACAGAGCGTGAGATCCGGCGGCATCTACTCGGCCACGACCTCGTGTGCTGGTGCCCGCCGGGACCATGCCACGCCGATGTGCTGCTCGAGATCGCGAACGGGGGTGGCCCGCAGTGACGTACGTCGAGTATCTCGAGCGCGAAGCGGCAGCGTGCCCGTGGCTCCCACACGCTGATACCCCCGGCGTCTGTGACCGCTGCGGAACCAAGCTGACCGGCCGGCGGACCCGCTGGTGCAGCGACGCCTGCATGTACGAGTGGCGCGGCGAGCACGACTGGACCGCTGCCCGGGAGAAGGCGAAGCGGCGCGACGGCCGCCGCTGTGTGAAGTGCGGCAGCACCCGTGCGCTCGAGGTGAACCACATCGTCCCGCGCGTCGGCCGCGGCTACGGCTTCGGCTGCCACAACCACCAGTCCAACCTCGAAACCCTGTGCCACGACTGCCACCTCGTGGTGACGAAGCAACAGGCGCTCGCTCGCCGCGCGGCCCAGCTGAGTCCCGAACTCCTCACGGATGGAGCCGACAAATGAACCGCGAGATGAAGCCCCTACCCGGGGTCCTCACGACCGCCGAGCGGATCCGGTATCGCCGATGCCTGTGGTGCGAGTGGCACCCCGAAGCGCAGGGGCACGCACCCGACTGCCCGACCCGACTACACGACAAGGAGGCCCAGAGTGGCGCGTGAATACGTCAAGTCGTGGTTCGCCATGTTCACCGACGAGGACTTCGCCCGACAGCCCTACAGCGACAAGTGGCTGTACCAGGTGCTACTCGGCCAGCCCGCACTGAACTATGCCGGCGTCCAGCCGATCAACATGCGGCGCTGGCGCAAGGCGATGGCGACCGATCTCGGTGTGCCGTCCGAGTCCGACCTCGAGAAGGTGCTGATCCGGATGGAGCGCCGCGGCTACGTCTTCACCGACGAGAACACCGGCGAGGTGCTCGTGCGGTCGTTCATGCGCGTCGACCAGGTGTACAAGCAGCCCAACACGTTCAAGTCCGGTCTGCGGGCCCTGGCGCACATCGAGTCCCCGAAGCTCGCCGCGGTGATGCTGAGCGAGCTCTCACGCATGCCGGTCCCGGAGACCAAGAGCGACAAGCTCGCCGCCGAACTCGGCGCTCTGTTCGCCGCTGCGGCAGGCCATCTCGAAGCCCTCTCCGAAGGGATCACAGAACCCTTCCCGGATCCCTTCGCCGATACCTTTCCGGAAGGGATGCGGGAACCCTTAACGGAAGGGATCACGCGACCTGGGGAAACGGAACCCATCGCGGAAGGGATCGGCGAAGGGATACCGGAAGGGTCGGTTGGGGTTGAGGTTGGGGTTATCTCACCTACCGAAGTACTTACGTTGGGGAGTTCGCGTGCGCGCGAGGCCAATCCCGACGTCGCCGAGTCCGAGCCCGCACCCCACCCGATCGGACCCCCCAACGGCGACCCTGAACCACCAACCCGCTGCAAAGCCCACGCGGACGACCCCGACCACACCGCGCCCTGCGGTCCCTGCGCCAACTTCCGCAAGGCGCACGAGAAGTGGGCCGACCGCGAACGCCGCCGCACCGCCACCGCCCAGTCCGAAGCCGCCCGCACCGCAGCCGAACTCCGCGCCGCCGAGATCGCCAACTGCGACCTGTGCGACAGCAACGGCTACCGCGGGAACCGCGTCTGCGACCACGACCCCGACACCGCCGCCCGCGCCGCCCGCGGGATGGCACTCGTCCGCGAACAGCTCGCCGCCTCAGCCTCGAAAGGAAGCTCGTCGTGACCCAGCCCCACCTGCCCGACTTCGCCGCGCACATCCCGTGCGACTCGGCCTCCCCCCGCGTGGTGTGCACCGCGCCCGCGGTGTACCGCGTGGTGATGCACCCGCCGAAGACACCCGACGACCACACATGCGGCCACCACGTGACGCTGCTGTGCCAGCACTGCGTGCAGGTCGTCCGGAACCACGTGCGCCGCACCCTCACGAAGAAGGGCGCACCCCAGCCGGTGTGCCCGGTGTGCGACATGCGGTTCTACGCCATCCGCGACGTCATGCAGCAGGTGACCGAACTGTGAGCGATCCAGCCGTCGACGCGGCGATGAGAGCTGAGGCGGATGGCTGGATTCATCGCCAGCATGCCGAGGCGGGCGCCCGTGAAGCCCTCGCCCCGCTACGTGATCGGCACACGGCCGGTTACGGGTTCAAGCTGCCGCGGCGTGAAGGCGACCGACCCGAGGTGTTTTGCGAGGCGTGCCACGTGAAGTGGCCGTGCGCCGACGCCCGTCTCATCTACCCCGAGGAGGAATTGTGAAGCCCGAGAAGCGTTCCAAGGTCGTCGCCGTCGACACCAGCGACAGCGCCGAGAGCCCCATCGAGTGGCGCATCCACGTGATGCGGCACCCCGAGATCGGACTCCTCCCACCCGGGAGCCCGCACGCCGAAGACGTCCCGACCGACGCGCTCCGCGCGCTCCTCGCGTTCGCCGTCACGGGACTCGCCCTGTCCGACGTCGCGGAGGCATCCCAGATCGTCCGCGACGAACTCGCACGCCACGACAGCGACACCGACCCGGTCGCCGGGCCAACTACACGGGCCACCACCGTCATCGCAACACCGACCATCGACCACCTGGGTCCGAACGACACCGTCGCCTCGGTGTACCGCCGGGCCGCATGGAATCTCGAGAACGGGTACGAGCCGGGAGGGGGCAACGTGAAGGCTTCGATCGCCCGCACGCTGCGTTCCATCGCAGACGCCGAGGAGGTGACCTCGTGACGGGCCGCGACATCGTCGACGACATCGACGCCCTCATCGACGAACAACTCGCCGCCGGCGAAGACGGGCAGGCCCGCCGCGCCGCCACCGCCGAGCGGCGGTGCGGGCACTGCGGCCGCGCGTGGCACGGCCTCGCCATCACCGCCCGCATGGAGGAGATGCACCGCGAGTACCTCACCAGCGTCGTGATGGCTCGCATGCGCGGCGAAGAGTTCGAGTACGCCGAGTCGGCCATCCTCGGCGACTACCGCTACGCCGACGACGACTCCACGGTCCTCTGCCCGGGCTCCGAGTTCATCGGACCCCTGCCGTCGACGTGCGACGCGGCGGCGAGCCTGACCGACGACGACGGCTGCCAGTGCCCCGACTGCCTCATGTGGCGAGCTGTCTTCGGCGGCGGCGCCGAGGGCGCGCTCCGCGGGCTCTGGCAGCTTCCCGACGACCCGCTGGACCCCGCATCCTGGCTGACCCGCCCGATGCGAGAACCGGCCCGCTGGTGGCGACTCGACATCACCGCCCACCCCAACATGGAGGAGTTCACCTTCGAGACCGAAGGTGTGGGCGTCGTCCGCGGAATGGTGGGCCCACCCGCTCGCACGACGCTCATCGTGAAACTCGTCGACGGACGCACCGGAATGACCCCACTGATCACCGATCCCGACACCGGCAACCACGCCCACTACACCGTCCACGAGACCAGCCGACGTCCCCTCACCCTCGACGTCTACGCTCCCCGCCCGCACGATCTCGGCGGCCGCATCGTGTGGCACGAGATCGACGGCCCGGGCGGTCACTACGTCCGCTCCCGCGCGCTGGTCTCGTCCACCCGTGTCGACCGCTGGTTCGACGACCACGGGCTGTGGTTCCTCGCTCCACGCGAGTTCCGAGCAGTCAGGCGTCGGGTGATGGGCTTCGCATTCGACGATGGTGGTCCGATCCGTCCTGGCCGCATCGGAATTCGCGATGGCGCCCCGTACCTGCCCGTCGACGTCTCGATGCCCCAGCGCGGCGACAGGGTTGGCTACGCGGTCGGTGGACGCGTCTACACGGGGTACGTCACGGACTTCGAACCCGGACCGCGTGGAGACGACGAAACGGTGCTCCGCCTCGACGGATCACACACCGAAGAGTTCGCCATCACCCTCAACGACCCAGACCCGAGTATCCGTCGACTATTCGGACTCGCATCGGACGGTGGACTGTGAGCATCGTCGGGATCGACCCGTCCCTCACCAGCACCGGCATCGCGGTCCTCGCGCTCCACCCCGTCGGCTCGACGAAGGTGATGGCCGTCGCCGCGGTCGGCCGCGACGGCACCGCCGGCGAAGGCTACCCGGAACGCGCTCGCCGCATCGTGGCCCAAACCCGCCGGGTCGTCTCCCAGATCCCCACCGACACCGAACTGATGGTGATGGAAGGCCCCTCGTACGGGTCGCAGTACGGCGCCCAGATGGACCGCCACGCACTGTGGATGGGCGTCTACTCCACGATCCAAGGCAGGGGCGTCCCGATCGCCGTCGTCGCCCCAGGGACCCGCGAGAAGTGGGCTACCGGATCGGTGCCCCGCGGGATCGACCGGAAGGTCCGCAAAGCCCGCGTGCTCGCCGCGGTGCGAGAGATGTTCCCCGGCGAACGGATCCGCAACGACGACGAAGGCGACGCCCTCATCCTCGCCGCCATGGGCGCCCACCACCTCGGCTGGCCGATGCCGTTCGAAACGAAGGAGCGGCACACCACCGGACTACAGGCGATCGACTGGCCAACCGAACTGCGAGCCACACCATGACCGTCTGCCCACGTTGCCATCTCGAGATCCCGGCCGCCGCAGACACGTGCGACTGCACCCCCACCCCGGTGCGCGAGCCCGAACCCGACCGGCCAGCCGTCCCCGTCTACTCCGAGAACCTCCGCGTCGAACGCGACCGCGCGTTCACCCGATACGCCGACCAGTCGCAACGCGACACCAGACTCGAATTCCACGGTGAGAACGGAGAATAGCGTGACCCAGCCCAGCCCAGCGTTCGCAGTCGGCCATCGCGTCGTCTGTGCGAGAGCGCCCAAAGACTTCATCGAACCCGAATGGTTGATCGGCAACGCCGGGAAGATCGTCGGAATCTACTCGCCGGACGACCACGTCGACACGCTCACCATCTGCGTGGAACTGACCCACCCGAACGGACACCCCCACCACCACGTCGGGGACCGCATCCTATTCGCGGCCGACGAGCTGGAGTACGTCGACTGATGAACGACACTCAGCCCGTCGACGCCGGCCTCGACCGTCACGCCCAGGACCGCCTCGTCGAGAAACTCACCGACATCCACTCCTGGCTGTCCGAAGACCTCGACGCCACCCTGATCCGCGACACCGCGTTCCGAGACAACTCGGAGCGTGTCTCCGGGAAACGGGCCGACAGCGAAGGCCCCATGCCGTACGACGACGATGCGGCCGAAGCGGCACGCGAACTGCACGGCGCACTCCGCGAAGCCGTCTGGTCCGTCTGTACCCAACGCGAACTCGCCTGGCCCGGCGAACGACGATCCCCCTACCTCGCGCTGTGGCTCACCCGCCGCATCCGGTCACTCGCCGTGTGCGACAACGCGACCCACATCGCCACCACCATCATCGCCGCCCACGACACCGCATTCGCCGCCATCGACACCCCCGTCCGCCCCCACTTCCACGGCTACTGCGAAATGTGCGGCCAATCCCTGTGGTCCCGGGGCGGCGACACCCTCACCTGCAAGAAGTGCCACCGCGTCGTCGACACCGACTACCAACGCCAACTCGTCGACACCGAACTCGAAGGCCGCTTCTTCACCGCCAACGAACTCGTCGACGTCGTCCGCGACCGCTTCAAACTCGACATCAAACCGAAGACCGTGCACGACATGGCCTACCGGCGCCGCGAACGCCTACCCGTCCGAGGCCGCACCCGCGACGGCCAAAAGCTCTACCGCGCCGGCGACGTCTTCCACCGACTCCGACAACAACAAGACCGACGACAGAAAAAGGACCGAACAGCATGAACACACCAGCCCCCAACTACCGGCAGATCCTCGACGACGTCGCCAAGGCGTTGCACCTCGGCGAAGAGACCGGCGGCTACCACTACGCCGACCTTCCCGCGATCGTCGCTGAGCGAGCCGCGACAGAGTCGACCTCAAGCACGTACCAGACACCCGAAGTTCAACAGGCGCTACGACAAGTCGGCGACGTCGTCGGCGGCGCGCTACGGCAGGTCCTCTCGATCACCGGTCATCCTGATGCACCACCTGAAACTGCCGCCGCCCTGCATCATCTCGGCGCGATGGAGCAGGCGTGGGACGACGGATTCGAGGACGGCTCGACATGGCATCACAGCGGACCCGCAGGCATACCCAACGACCCGCCGGACAATCCGTATCGCAAGCTGCTCGACGACCGCCGCGAGTTCATCCGCGAGCAGGTGGACAACGCATACGGCGCGCTGGTCACCGACGATGACGAGTTCGTGCTCGGCGACGAGAACGCCGAGTGGTTCGACGCCGTGCTCGACGCACACGACGAATGGCTCGCCTTGCAGCAGAGGAAAACGTCATGAGTCGATCCGCATCCCGCGCGATCCCAACCGCTGGAACACAGCCGCGCCGTCCGCGGGCCGGGGACACCGAGTGCGTCCACCCCGCGTGCGAGAAGGCACCACAGTCCCACTTTTCATTCCCGATTCCTCTGTGCTCCGAACACATGATCCAGATCGTCACCAGGTCAAGCGAGATCATGCAGACTCTCAAGGACGAGCGCGCAAGGCGTACACCTCGACAGATGACACCGTCCCGGCGACCCGACTCACATGTGCCGCTGGTCTACTACCTACGGTTCGGCGACCGCATCAAGATCGGCACCTCCACCAACCTCAAGGAACGCCTTACCTGTATCCCTCACGACGAACTCCTCGCCACCGAGATAGGCAGCCACGGAACGGAACACGTTCGCCATCTCGAGTTCGCGTCCGACCGAATCACAGGCGAATGGTTCCACGCATCGGCACGACTGATGGCCCACATCGAGGCGCTGCAATCGGCGACGCGCAACGAGGGTGCTTGACAATCGGCCGGAAACTCCGAATCCTGAAAGCTCAGGTTGAGGTGCTGTGCCCACACGGGCCAGCACCTCTTCTCATTCCCCCGTCGCGGCGCGGCCGTGCGCGCACCCTCGACACCACACACCCGATGCTGGGCTGGCATCAACCGTGTGGTGACCGGGCAACCCCGCACCGGACCGACACACACGCAGCACCCGCGCCGCGACGGGCCCCCACACCACACACCAGGCGGCCACCCACATGGCACCACGCAAGACCACCACACAGAAACACCTCGGCTGGTCACACCAACAAAACGCCCGACACCTCAAAGCCCAACACGTCGACGGCACACCCTGCTGGTGGTGCGGACGCCCCATGTGGCGCGACCGCACACGCAACTACGACTACAACCCCCACAGCACCGACCCCGCATCAGGCAGCCTCGCCGCCGACCACAGCCACCCCCGCGCCCACGGCGGACGCAAAGCCGACCGCCTCCTCCACGGCCAATGCAACAAACAACGCGGCGCCGGCAACCACGACGACCAACGCCCAGCCCTCACCGGCACACAACCCAACCCAGCCCCCAACAACCTCGGCCCACTCGCCATCACCTGCTGGCCATAAGCACCTGACCGACTTCCCCACGGCCAGGCGCACCCCCACCCCCACCAAATATCCAGAGGGGGCCCACGCCTGACTGGCCGGTGA